ACCCGCACCCGGTGCAGTAGCGGCACCACCGCCACCTTGACCGGCACCTGAGTTAGTTAATACGCTATTGCCACCAATGGCTCTGGAGCCGTAATTACCGTCCTGATTTACAGTAGTCGATATAATAGTAAAAAGATTATTTAAATTATTACTATCAATAGTAATAGTACCGGGTACACCAGATGGGTCAACAGTTCCTCCTGAAGTGGTTGGACCAGCTTGACCAGCACCTAACAGCATAACCCCGTTTATTTGAGTGTTTACACCAGCTGATGCGCTATTTCCACCAACTCCTGTAGTAACACTCGAAGAAAATTCTTTACTTACATAAATATACCCTTCAAAACCTGCACCAGAACCACCGCCGTTACCATTACCATAAGGATATGCATAATTACCACCGCCACCGCCAGCACCTTGTGCGCGAATGTAGTATACCCCTCTCTTGAATGTAATGTCGGTTGACGCAGTACCGCTTATGTTAACAAGTATTTGTTGCGGTTCATAGGAATTGTATTGATAAACCTTTATAAAGTTTTTAGCAGGATTAAAATTGCTGATACCGCTGGTTGAAGTTGTCCAGAAACCAATCGGCAGCCCATGACGCTGAACCCAGGTATTGTTGTTCAAGGTCCACCAAAGCGTATTGTCAGACTTCCGGTAGCAGAAAACATAACCGTTCGGTGCCGCCGGCAATTCCTCCGCTTCTATATAGTTATCTCCCTGTATCGTATATTCGCCGTCAAGGACAACGCCGTAGAACGCAGTTCGGTTAAAATTCATGGTTCGCATGACAAGCCTGTCAAAAGTCCGCTCTATGCTCTTATAGCTGCCGTCCTCGTTCAACCCGTCGCCCATCAGCCCCTTCACGCCCGGAACCGCAAAAACCGTCGTGCCGATATAGCCGACGCCGTTAAAAACATATTTAAGTTTTTTTGTGGCGCCGGTGCCGGCCATTGTAAAAACACCAACAGGAAGCGACGCGTAATTTTGCCACGTTGAACCGGAATCATTCGTAATTTTTACAATATTTTCCGCCGTATCGTACCAAAGCGAATACCGTCCGAAGCCGCTTGGCGCCGTATCCTGACTGTAAGTAACATTCTTATTGAACCACCAATAAGAATGTGACGGGCTGATACATGTAATAAACTCTGTGCTTGCCGGGTCATCAGTAATATCAATAGTAAGGTCGGTATCATAACGAACTTTATAGAACAAAGCCGAATTATCCCAGCTTATTTCCGTAATAACGCCGCCGTTCAGACTGTCGCCGATTGATAAGGCGGGCGCTGATCTTCCGTAAGGAACCCAGACCTCACTTCCGGCGTATAAAGTCGGCGTTGTACCGTCAACAATCTCAAATTTTATGTCCTGCGGAATATAAGTAATTCCATTTGTTCTCGGAGCCGTAAAAATCTGTTTGATTTGCTGGCTCCCGAAATTAATACCATGAACGCCAGTATCGGCAATTTTCGATGAGCTTTTATAAACAGTCATTAAATACTCTCTTTAATAAAGTAAAACGTATCTAAATCAGGATTTTCTGGTAAACTATTAACTACCTGAAGACGACTATTCATAAGATTTATTACGCGATTATCAATAACAGTATTACCTGCGTCAGTTAAATTACTTAAATCAGTATTTGCATAAACACCTAATTGATAACTTGGCAAAGTTCCCGGACCATTAGATGTTAAAACATGCCCTGCCGTTCCAGCAGCTAATCTTACCGGGATTCCATCATTGCCTTCAACAATCAAATCACCCGCTGTCGTCATCGGGTCTGTTGCTACAAAAGAATGTTTGTTAGGGTCAAGTTCTCCGATAACAATATCTTGTGAACCGTCATAAAGTTTTAAAAGCCAAGGGATTTGAGTTTTATCAATCCATTTAGTTCCTTCTTTGGCATAATCAGGACGGGTTGTGCCGCTGTTAGATGTTAAAATGTTTTCTTGCATTGGTGTCAGATAATCATCCATCAATTCTGCACCAGAAGGATTTCCTGAAAAATCTACTAACGTTTGTGACATTTAAACAACCTTTCCGTAACCTGCCGAAATATAGTCAAAAGACCTTGTAACATATGAGTTTAAGGTAGCATTAAAAATTTTAACTGTAAAGCCTTTATTATCTTTATTGATAAATTCAACTCTATCATCAACAGCACCATCCTGAACCGTTACATTAACTGAAGGATTGTTCCAGAAAGCGTTTTCATATGTTATGCTACGTCCAAGTTCCGCATTTGCTATTACAATATCTTCACCGCTTTCATATCTATCAGGCATGTCGACAGTAACAGTCGCTTTTAATACATTCGGAGTAAAAAATAAATTATCAATAAATAAAAATATTCTAAATTTACAATATCTAAACGTATGTTGAGAAGCGGAAAACTGTTGCCACCCTGTCCAATTTACATTATCATCGCTTAAATTCATCTCAAGACGAGTTTCCCAATTTGCCGATGAAAATGTACGAATTTCTTCCAAAGCTCTAATATTTTCAACAGTTCTTATTTGATAATAAAGATTAAAATTTCGAATTGATTCCACAGAACGAACCGAAACTATATCTCTAACACGCGAACGGTTTCCAGCATTACTTTTAACATCAGCTGTTAAAGAACATTCGTATACTTCTCCTAAATCTAAAGGTTCTGGATTAAAATAATAATATCCTTGGGATTTTTCAGGAGATAAAGTTAAAATACCACCACTTGCGTATGTATTTTCTTTTCTCCCTTCCCAATTTGGATGCTGTATCAATTCTTCAACAACATTTTTATAAGCACCGCTGTCAATTGAAATAATAGTAGTTGGATTCTTACTTTCAAAACCCATTAAATCAACTGCTTTAATAAGATACATACCTCGATGTATAATCATGGTAACCGTATTGCTGGTAACTCTTGCAACAGCTGTCTGTGCACTTTCCCAGCTAACATATTCTGTATCCAAAGAATATTTAATTACATAATGAGATATGTCAACATCATCAGTCGGAGTCCATTCAAAAAGCGCTAATCCGTTTGTAACAGTAACTCTAAAATTTTCAACATCTTTTGGAGGTGTTGAACCGCCGACAAATTTAACGTTATTAATATACAAAGCATCTGAAAGCAACTGCAAACCTGTCTGACGCTGATAACGAATGCTTATATCATAATATGAACCGTCACTAAGCCCTGTTAAAACCAACTCGTTTGAATCGTTTTTCAAAGTGTTTGGTATAAACCATTCAGTAGCTCCTGTAATTTTCACTTGTATTACCGGGATTACCGAATTTTCATTACGATTTTTAAGAGGTATAATCATAATTGAAGTTAAAGAACCATCAGAATTTCTAATCATAACAGATTCATCTGATTTAATTTCACCATTCAATTCAGGAGCATAAGGTTTATAAAAATCTCCCGGAATTGTAATATTACTTGACCATTCAGGAAATTCTTCGATAGGTGTAAATCTTGCAGGAGCATAATCTACAGCGGTAATAGTTGCTGTTTCATTGCTGGTAGTTTTTATCTGTGTTATGATTAAATCAAGCTCTTTACCGTCTTCAACAAAAGCGCAAAGACTTCCAATAGCGGGGGCATTTTCAGCCGTTAAAGATTGTGCAAAAGTAAAACTATTGCTAACTCCGACAAATTGTTTTAACAAATAATAATTAAACCCCTTGCCGTTATTGTCTCTAATACGAACCGCAAAATTTTTACTAGTAGGAATATTTACTTCGTCATCAATAACAAAACCGGTAACATTATTTTCATCGTCTGTGATAAGCTCTTTAATACGTCCTTGTCCGACACCAACAAGAATGACATCGTTAACGAGATTGATTCTGTCCCCACGATTAAAAGTTAAATGTTCAAAATCCATTTTAAAAGTGTGAGTTTCGGGTTGTAATAAAGCTGTAGCAAAATATCGTCTACCATACCAATAAGCCAAATCAGCGTTTGTACAACTTGAAAATTCTAAACGTTCAAACAACTTCGCATTATTTTCGTCAAATCCGTCCATGTAAACAATACGTTCATCGGTATTATAACCTACTTCAGCATTGCGAAATTCAACACGAAGAGCATCAGGAAGTTCTGGATAACTGATATTTCCTTTATAATCCCAACTGTTACGAGGTGTTACCAACCCTTTAACATAAGGGCGTTCATTATCGATAACAACACTAAAAATATTATTAACTTTTGATAATGTTGCGACACCCGCAGCACAAATATCATTTAAAACATCGTCAATACTTGTATCTGAATCTACAACTTTATTAAAAGTTAAATTTAATGAATTACAATAAATCCACCATTCTTTTAATTTTTCTAAATCGATTTTATCATCGGTAATTTGTTCATGTTTTGCAAAAGCTGGAGATTGCAAAACATATCGAAAAATATCAGCAGGGTTAGAACTCGCAACACCATCTACCCATAAATCTTTATCAGGGTCATAAGATTTTATAAGTGTTGAAACAATAGCATTATAAGAATTTACAGTACCGTTTAATTGGTCTGTAGCTTTAATTCTCATAGCTGTACCTGAAATATCTGAAAAATTAACAGGATTTCGATATGTAATCGATTTTAAAGCTGTCCAATAAGAATCGTTTAATAAACTATCAATATTTGAATCGTCTGTTAAACGATTTACTTTTATCTGATATTGACCTCTTGTTGGAAAAACTATTCGTCGAGAAACTCTTAACACTCTTGATGTCGCATCTGTTACCGTCATCATCGAAGTGGTACCGAGAATATTACCACTCCCAACAGTTATCAGAGCATTGGATTTATCAGAATTATCTGTAGTAACAATAAAATCATCAACACTTTCAATCGAAGAACCAACGAGATTTTGTCTCAAATCATGAAAAGAACCGTTTTCATAGTAACCAAGATACACATTTTCAGATGATAAAGAAGGATATTCAAGTTTATGAACTTGAGAATCAACAGAATGAATGCTTATGCCCCCAGTTTGTGTATTTAAGGCAAGAAAATAACGACGACAAACCCAACTGTTCAAAAATCTATATAGCAAATAAACACTTATATCAGCATTTATCGATTGTTCTTGGATTGTAGCACCGTTAATAGATGTACTCCAATTCTCTGTATTTACAGGAGCATATTGAATTTCAAATTGAACGGTTGTTTTTAATTTTAATCCCGCATATTTACCTTGAGTAATACCATTAACCAATCCTTGAAATGTAAAATCTAAGATGCATTCATCGCAGTCTTTTTGAGTTGTACGAAGATAAGGAGATTCTTCCTTTGTAACTTTAATACTAAAATCTTCCTGATATACATCATTAGCATACAAAGATGTACCAGAATTTAAATCTGCGTTAAGTTTATCTTCAAGTTCTACATAATCATAATTGTCTAAAACTGTTTCACCTAACTTACGTTCAATAACAGTTACCTTACCATAACCATAAGTAAACAACTGTCGACAATATTGGTCATTACCACTGGTTTCTGTATAAGGTAAAGCAGCTTGAGGAGGGAATAATCGATTCGTCCCGAGATTAACAGGTATAACCCCAAATTTATTAATAGAATTACTTGCTCCTTCAACAAATTGAGTTTGAGAATCTTTATAACCTAATGTTCCATCTGATTGTTTGGGAGTAGTCATAAGTGCATTCATAGCCATACTGGATACCATAGAAACTGCTATAATACCAGCACTAGCTAAAGCGGCTGTTCCATAATTACCAGCAGCTATAGCAGCTCCCGCTATTTGACCCAGATACGCGGTGGTTACTATAGCTGCAATGGTTACAATAACTTGCATGACAGCTTTACCATCGTCACCACCAGTAGGAATATAATTAAGACCAATAATTTGACCTTTTTTTAAATTTTGACCCCATTTTTCTTCAGGTAAAATTTCACCATCAAGAGTTACAATAAGTTTACAATTTACAAAATTAAAGGGCACAAGTTTATTGACAATTTCTTGAGGTGTTTTACAATCTTGTAATCGTAAAGTTTCAAAATCCTGTCTAAACGGTAAAACAGATTTTTGAACGATTATGTCTTCATTTAACATATCTGTAAATCCCTGCTAAACGATTACACCATTGTCTATCTCGTTTATAATCGCTAATATGTGTACCAATACCTTTTTCTGTATGCAGCATTAAACCTTTTTCAACCACAAGCGCAACATGGCAAGGAGCGCCCAAAATGTTAAAAACCAATACGTCATAAGGTTGTTCTTCATCTTTAGATATTTCTTGCCAATTTTCACATTCATTTTTGCACAAAGTAGTTATATGCCGAACATCTTTTACATTATCATAATCTAACAAAAAAGGTAAATCAATCTTAAATTTTTCTTTATATACGACTGTTACTAATCCCCAACAATCACAGCCGTTTTTAGAACGACCATGGTCGGCAAAGGGTATAGAGATAAACTCGTCACTCCACATTAAAATAATCCCGGAAAACCTGATGGAGTAAAACGACCGCAAGGAAAGGGTTCAAGCCCTAAATAATCAACCGATAAATCTCCAGAAACTGTGAAAGCATCATAACTTACATTAGTAAGTTTAAAATCTTTAAATTCCATTTCTACAGTATTTAAATCATTAGACAAAATTAATTGAATATCAACATTAATTGCTGATTTTGTTTCTCTGGCATATTGTACAATTTGTCTATTGACGTTATCTATTGTTAATTTTGCCGTTACCGCACCTGTTTTATCATCCTGTGGTAAAGTAATATCAAAAGGTAAAAATATATATCTTTTTCCATTACTTGTACATCCATAAACATTCTCACCTAAATCAGCAAATTTTTCAACTGGGATGCTACAAATTCTTATTGTATCAGATAAATCTTTTGTTTTTAAAGTCAATAAAATAATAACAGCAACATCTGTCTCCTGTGCATATGAAACTTGTCGTAAATTATCTGTAATCACGGTAAAAACTCCAATTGAACAGAAACCTGCCATAATGTTTCGTTAAATGTTGCGGTAGGTGCGGTTGTAAAACGAGCGGAAACTGTTGTTTTTGTATCAGGACGAGGGAAATAAAATACGGTAGCATCGTTATCGTAATAAAAATCCATAAATTCGTCAAAAACATCTTGTTTCATGTACATTGAAAATGAAACATTCATTAATTTCATAACTGTACGGCGCCGTTTTTTTGCTGGCCCAATATCCATGTCAGAACTTAAAACACGGCTAACTGGTAACAATTGAAAATTGTCTCTTAATATTTTAAATTTCGAAGGCCAAATTATCATTTTTACCTCATAACCAATCGACGATTACTATAAGCATTTAAAGCATTATTTGAATAAGAACCTTGTTGAGTCATCTTTTGAGCAACTGTTTGGTCTATCAATACATCAATTTCAGTTCCTTGTCTAGTTTCTCGTTGATTTACACTTGCCTGAGCATTTGAATTATTAATAACGTTAACAACTACATTATTACCGCCTATACCTTCGGCATCGACACCTAAAGAACCGTCTGACCCTCTACGCAAAGGCATAACAGCTTCAGGACCGGCTTCACCCATAACACCAAACTGTCCACCGTTAGCAAACTTAAATAATGTTGGCGAACTATAAACACCATTCGTAAAAGCACCGCCTTTAGCCGCAGGGGCGGGTGTAGACGCAGATGTACTACCACCAAAAAAACCCCCTATGCTAGAAGCTATATTTCCCCATGAAAAACTTGTTTTACCGCCTTTAGTACCCATACCACCTAAAGCATCAAATAAATAATCAACACCAATGTTCATAATTTTATCAAGAATCTTATCAAGAACATTTGTAACTGCATTTCCAAAAGATTCCCACAAGGATTGACCTTCTCTCAATCCTTCTCGCATGTCGGAAAAAAAGCTGTTAGTGGCATCTTTAGCAAAATTAAAACTGTCGGTTAATTTTTCAGTTTCAGCTTTCGTACGAGCTAAACTATCAGCGGCTTGGTCAATGGAAGCTATTTTTTCAGGAGTTAACGGTATACCTGCATTTGTTGCTTGATTCATTAAATCAGCTCTCGTTTTCATATATTCGGAGGTATATGTATCAACACCAATTAAGTTTTGGTCAAGCTTAGCGCTTGCTATATCTTGACCAATTTGACTTTGTAATTTTTTCCAAGCTTCTATAATTTTTTTGGTTTTTTTATCTATCTTATTCAAACTGTTAGACCATTCTTCAAATTTCGCAGACGCCGCAGACGCTACTGAACCAATAATATCATCTACTGCGGCGATATAATCCTTACCTGCAATTTCCTTCATCTTATCCGATAATTCACCGAAAGCTTCGTCAAAACCTTTATAAATACTTTTAAAACCGGCTTCCATAGCACCGCCGATAGAATAAGCTGCTGCTAAAGTATAACCTATTGTTTTATTTAAAGCATTTCTTCCAGCTTCACTAAACGCAGCCCACGCTGTTACACCTGCTAAAATTACCGCAGTAACAGCTTTAACAGGATTTGCTAACGCCCAGGTGACAACTTTCAATTCTACTATTGATTTTTTAATGTTGTTAAAAACTTCAACTAATTTCGACCAACTTGTAAACGTTGTAAAAACTTTTGAAGCTACGGAAATGACAGATGATAATCCTGTTTTAATAGATTCAAACTTAATAACACCTATAACACCTACCAATCCCGTCAATACAGCACCAAAACTATCCGAATGAGATGCCACAAAATCCATAGCGCTCGCAAGACCGTTTAAACTACTTTGAGCTACCCCAATCCAATCGACCATTTGCAATCCGACAACAGCTAAAGCTGTTAAAGCGATAGTCCACAATGAAGTCGGATTGATAATTTGTTTAAAAGCATCAGCTAAACCTTGTATAGGTTTTTCCATACTGTTCAATACTGCCGACAACTGAGTACCTTGTTGCAAAGCAATAAGCAACGGATTCATACCCATCGCGGCCGTTACACCAATATCTTGAAACTGTGCGGCAATATTAGCGGTATTAAATCTGTTAGGCATCTGGTCCCTAGCAAGAGTACCCGTCATAGCATTCCATTCTTCTTTAGTTGTGGAACGTTTAAAAAATTCAGCAGAATATTCGGCGGATTTGTTAGTCAATCCGCTAACCCCAGTAATTCTATTAATTCTTTGTAAAATAGATTCACTAGAACTTAATTTAAGCATCGCTGAATACATATTTTGTAAATTACGAGTAGTTTTTTGTGTACTAACCGTTAATGTATCCTGAGCCTGTGCGGCACGATAAATGCTATTAGCAAAATTAGAAGCTTCTTTAGCAGCTGCAATTTCTTCAACTGTTGCTGTTTTAGTACTAGATACTAAACTAGCTATACTTCTACTCATACCCGCAACAGCCCCGGCAAAAGTAACGGCTGCTTTATTCATCGCCGTTCCAATTGCCCGAGCATTTGAATTTGCAGATTTTGCAGATGTACTAAAAGTGCTAAGAGTCGAAATACCTTTTTCAAGCTGAGAAGTTTCAACCCCGAAACCTATTCTTGCAATATCTGTGGCCATTTATCTTCTCCGCATTCTTGAACTTTTAACACTTATTTCTCTTTTTCGAGCCTCTTCCTCTTTTGCTCTTTTAGATTGTATTTCAGCATTTGTTTCTTTACAATATACCGCATCCATGCTTCTTAAAATATCATATTCTTCTGGATATAACGCATTTCCTGTAATTGTTGACCAAGCAAGAAATTCAGATGGTGGTATTAAACAATAATAACCGTTAAAATCAACTCGAGAAACACTATTATTTATATCTATAAACCAATTCCAAAGATATATACCATCTTCAGGTATTTCAAAAGGCGGTGTATAAATACCAACTCTTTCGTTTCGCGCTCTACGAGTATCTTCCTTTTCGTCTGGGAGGTCGTAACGAACAAATACTCGTACGGCCTCCTTTAGATTTATTTTCAACTCTGAAAAAAAGCTTTTTCGTCGTCGATAGCCTCCACAATCTGATTTTTAAACCATGAAAGTTCTTCTAAAACCATTTTAACATTTTTTTCATTAAAAATGGGTTTTTCACCGTTAAAATCAGCGTCATACCAATCCCAACCTGTAATAGCATTTAAAAGCAATTCAACCGCATTTTCTTCCAAATCATCAGCTTTAAATGTTTTTCCACGTTTTTCAAGCTCTATTTTTTTATTCTGAAATCTACGTCTAACAGCTTTCAAACGTTCATCGACAAGTGAAACTAAAGTAACTCTAATACCAACGTTTTCGCCAGTTACTGGATGAATAATTTCAATCACTCTCTCAGCTGGTTTAAGTTTTGCAATATCCATTTTTCAATCCTTTTTAATTACGCTTCAGTAACGGCTGTAGTAGTATTCGAAAAACCAGTAGCAGACCCACCGTTATTTCGAGCGGTTACACGACAAGAGAAAACTTTTCCTTTGTCGTTTGCGGTTAATTCATAAGTACTTTCAATTGCTCCTGATACAATAATACCATTTGCAAACCACTGATAACTATAAGCAAGTGATTCACCAGTAAATGTACCGGTTGAACAAGTTAAAGTCTGACCAACTTCTGCTGTTCCACTAACAGCGGGAGCGGCAGTCAATACCGGAGCGGCAACACCAGTTGTCGGGAGAACAACAACCTCTTCCTGAACCAAAGCAAGGGTAAAAACTTCCAAATCAAAATCTTCGTTTTGTCCATTCGGACGAGTCGGGCCACCAACAAGACCACGATTGTACATAATTGTACCAGTACCACCAATCGGGGCATCCGAACGTTCAATTTTAAAAGCATAATTATTATTATTACCAACGACAGCTGCATTATTCAAAATTCTCTGACCTTCATCTTTCGGGTCACGAGCAACTTCAAGAATTGGGGAACCTGCATCAGTAATACCTTTAGATTTATCTGCTACACTAGTTTCCCATGTAGGATAAACTAAAATATTAGTAGATTTACCAGTTTCACCAAGATTACCTACGCCTTTAATCAAAACCCAACTCAACCCTGCATAATCATCAGCGGTCAACTCATTATTTTGCGGGTCGGGGCAAACATAAATTTTTGAGAATGCGTTTGTATTCGCCATTTTAGCACCTTTCAAATATTAAAATTTTATTTGGTGCGTAAAAAAGCGCACCGATTGATTGATTTTTTAGGTCATCCAACCTAGTGCGCTCGGAGGTATTTTCCATGCGATTTATAGCTTAAAACACAAATATCGAATTGTCAAGGGTATTAACAATTTCCCGTCATCTTCATTAAGACTGGTTAAATTTGGATTATCGGTAATTATGACTTTAACATCGTTACTAAATAATTCAAGACCTTTAGCAAATTCAGCGGCGACTCTTTCAGCTTCTTGAAGAGGAGTGTAGATACCCCTATTATCGGCCGGCCAATGTAATATCAATCTTAAAATGCCTTGATATGTTTTTCCTTTATCCCAAAATTCATTTTCAACATTATTAGGAATATAAACAATTTCCCAAAATGAATCAGTCGCTTCAATATTAGTATTTAAATATTTAACCGGAAAAAAACCGGCAACGGCTTTAGTAACATGCTTTTGCAAAAGGTCGATAATTTTAGATTCAATCATTTATGCAATCTCCTAACCTGATTATTTACAATATTTTGCCAATTCATAATAGCCGATTCCATAAAGCCATTATAAACTTCTTGACGTTTAGCATAAATAGCCGTCCAACCAAAAAAGAAAGTATCCCCAATCTTCATTTTAATAAGTGTATCGGTAAGATAACTCGCTTTATCATCTACAGCATAATCAGCTAACACACCTTCTTCCCCCGGTAAACGTTTTCTACCGAGTATTTCACCAGATGGAGTATTATTTAAATTTGCGGTACCTGAAGAACGTAAAAAACCTGTATCAACAGGCATTTTACCACCTTTAGCAATAGGTGTCTGAGCATCTTGAACAACTTCCTGAATACTGTTTTTAACAACTGCAAGCATTTTTTCTTTACTATCAGCAACAAATTTATCTATTACAACATTAAAGTCAACCATCTATTTATCTCGCTAAAAATCAATGTTATATTGAGCTTTACAACGACAGTTTACTATTTCATGCAAATCAGCCCCTAATGACCTATCACCCGGGTAAAGTAATTGCTGTCCGGTCGTAGTAATAAAAGGCTCGTTAAACGGTATAGATTTTTTTCGATTATAATTATTACCAAGTGCTATATGCGTTAAACGTGTCCGACCGTCATGAGTATCATCCCACCATTTTGTTACCTGATTTTCATTAATCAAACCATTTTCAATATTCTGAAGAATTGCGGCATATTCGCCACGATTGATAGCTTGCATGGTTTCAGTACGAGATATGGCATTACCGCGAAATTGTAAAGCTTTATTTTCATAAGCTGTTATTAATCGAGAAATCTCATCTTTTGTTAATTGCCGACTTTCGTCAATAGCTTTTTTAACTAAAGAATCAAAACGTTTATCTCTCAATCCTAACGTAAAATAACGTTTATCTAAATTTTCCAAATATTTTCTGGTATTAGAAACCCATTCCACTTGATTTGTTGAAAGTCCTATAATTCCGCCTTCACGTTTCTTTGTTACCGGATTAATACGACCCACAATATTAAGCGCCGTTTCTTTAGGATTTATACCTCTCGATTGTCCATCTGTCAAAGTCGTTCTGATATTAGCTTTTATTTCATCAGAAATATTTGTGATAAAATTACTTGAATATTCTGAAAGTTGTTCTTCAACTTTCGGATTACGAATGTTAAAAACTGCTCGAAGTCGTTTCGGCCAAGAACTGATTGTAATATTTGCAGCTTCATTATAAATCTGTTCAATTTGATTAACAACAGTATTCAAAACAACTGGAGTAAATCCTGAAGCGGCGTAAAGAGCTTCAATATCGTTATTTTCAATCGCTTCTATCATATCTTCAATAACAGCACGGTCAACAATATTTTCCATTGCTTGAATAAAAAGCTCTTGAACTTGAGGAATTTGTAAAGCATAAAGTGTATCAAGGGTAGTAGCCATTTAACCCCCCTTGCGAACAATAAACTTCCATGCACAAGCCGTCCCTGCGGCAGGTAACGGATTAAATTGTATTACTTTGTATTTCACACCGTCAATGTTGATAAAATCATTTACCGAAGGAGTTATTCCCTCAACAACTGCTGTTATAACCTCAATATCAGAAGAGTTTATAAAACTTGTATTCATAAACTTAAAACGTTCACCATTGGCAACGGCATCTAAAGGTGTTACAACCTCTTCGAGTTTTCCGGGATTATCTGGTGTTGAATTTTCAGGATAAACAAATTGAATAAGTTCTATTGACCCTTGTTTAAATTGTTTCAAAAGATTTGAAGCAACATTTTGTAAATCGTTGTAAATACTCATACACGACTCACTCTCCCGGATATTCGACTAAACGAACCGGATTTATCATAATCAATTAAATCACTCATCAAACTTTGAATAATTGGTATTTCTGTTTGTATATCAGAAGCATATGCAAGCGATGAATTGTATTCAACTGAAACACCCCCTTCAATTCTAACAGATTTATATTGATTAGGGGTAAAATCAACTTCCAAAGAACCCGGTGAAGTCAAATTACGAAACGCAGCTTCATAAGTTGCTTTATTAAGTTGTTCCGGGATTTCATCTTTTGCAAATAAATAATACGGATAATTTTGAACAACAGCAGCTTCTCTCGGCCAACTACGCTCCTGTTTATATCCATTAGCTTTATAACCGATAAAAATATTTTCATATTTACTGTCAAGCCATTCAGAAGAAATCAGTAACGCTGATTCAATCATTTCATTAGTCCACGTTTCAGGTAGAACTTTATTTCTTAACGTGCAATAATTTTTAAAATCCTCAACGTTACCGTAAAACATTATTTTTCCCCCATAAGGGCTTTCAATTCATCATCAATTTTATCAGCTTTTTTCTTTTCTGATTTAACAGATTTTTTATTCAAATCTTCATAAATATTTTCATCAAAATCAGATTGATTGATAATCATTTCAATCCCATATTTTTTATGTTTCACTTTCATAGTCGGTAAAATACTCATTTTCAATCTCCATAAAAATTAGGGGAGTAAAGAGGTCTACTCCCCCTTTTTTACCTTAACCAAGCAAGGTTACGACGTGTTCAGGTTTAATAACCTTAACACCCCATGCGCAGGCAACTTCCATACGCATCTTTCTGTAGCCCTGATATACACGGACTTCAAAAGCCATACCCGAACGTGAGTCGGTCATAATATAACTATCGACAGCCGCATCACGCCCAGCCGGAAGAGCCGGAGCACGAGTAACCAACTGAATAGCATTCTGCGTAAAAGCAATGTTTCGAGCAGAATCCGCAACAACAGTAACCGCCGCACCATCAGCTGCTCCATGAAGGAGACCCGGTTTAGCAATTTTAATTTTACCAGCTGGAGCCAAAGCACCATTAGCAACGGCGACTACATATTTGTTATCATCTCCGGCAATAGTAATAATATCACCAGCTTTCAGAGAACCAGAGGTAGCAGCTTTAATTGTCAATTCAGTAGCACCAGCTTCAACAGCTTCAAGAGTAACCCCTTCAATCGCTGACTGAGCGACATTCTGAATACCAGCGGATTCTTTAATTGAAATACCGAACATGTTCAGCAATTCACCCTGTCTCAAGGTCATATTAGTACCAGCATCACCAACATTAGTCAACTGAGTCAAAGAACGAAGATTAACACCGGCCGTAGTATCGACAATCAAAGAACGTCCGCTCATCGGCGCTCCATTATCGTCCATAATTTTCTTAATCTGAGCAGCGTCAGACAAATTAGCTGCAAACGGGGTAGTTCCAGCCGTACCATAAGCACGGGAAGAAGAAATTGCCGCTTCAATCGCAACGTCTTTTTCCATTTCATTAGCCAAAGTACGAACAGCCTGTTTGATGTTTTCTCCAAGAATGTAATTAGCTCCAACACCATTGTTCAGACCCTGAAATTCTTCACCAGTCAAACCAAAAGAAACATTACGAGATTTCGTAATCTGAATAGCAACATTATCCATTGTAAAATCTTCAGGCTCAGGAACAGACATAGACGGGGTAACATTTCCAGATTCCATAGCCGTACTTACCGGTACAGTAATAGATTCACCAAGAGCAGCTCGAGCAGCTGAAGAATTACGAGCTACTGACGGCAGAAAACCAGTAAGCTCACGAGAAACTTCATCCAAATTCTGATACAGGTCAGGGATGAGTTTAGTCAAAATATTAGCCATAAATCAGCACCTTTCAAATTTTGTTAAACTTTATTTGGTGCGTAAAAAAAGCGCACCGATTGATTGATTTAGGTCATCCAACCTGATGCGCTCATCTAATCCTAGAAAAAAGCAACTATACTTTAACAGTTACTTTTTAATCTGTCAAGGTAATTTCACCTTTTGCCATTTTCTTAGCATATTCCAACTGTTGCTGAGGCGAAAGTTTTTCAAAAACTCCTCGCTGCATGTATCGCGAACCGCCATTGCCACCACCAGCACCAGAACTTCCCGTACCGTTTCCTGCGTTAGCACGAAGAATGCTATCACGCTGAGGATGACTTTCGGTTAAAATCTGCAAAGCTTCTTCCGGGGTTGCGTATTCGCCCGCTTTCTCTTTACTGTAAAGACGATTTCCATTATTGTCATAGACAGTTACCTGCCCATTTTCAACTTTAAAATTGTTACGAAACTTAGCTTCAAACATATCTCTTGGAACAGCAACGTTGTTACGAATGAAATCACTGTTAGCAAATACATTGTCAATAATCATATTTTCGTATTTACCCTGCAATTCGGATAAAGCTTTGGTTTTTTCATCTAACTGAGTCTGAAACTGTGAAGTAATTTGAGATTTAAGTTCATCTACCTTACCAGTTTCAATAAGTTTATTGTTATCAATTTTACTAACAGTTTCCAAAGCTTCACGAGCTTTTGACGGGTCAATACCTTCAAAAAGTTTAAGCTTATCCAAAGCTTCTTCTTTTGCAAGTCTGTTATCTCTTGCTTCTCTGTTTAAATTAGCAATAGTATCTACAGATACAGTTTGTTCATCACCGTTAGTATTAATATAAACCGGGTTACCATCTTTTACAATGATGTTTCCAGTATCATCAAATTTCCATCCTCTACTCATTACATTTCCTCGTCTTGGTTAAAATTGTTATTTGCTTTATTTCCAGAATTAATATCCGGTTCATCTACCGGAATATCCTCAAGTAATCTTTTTTTCTCATTTTCAATATCAAATTCAGGGGAAAGAACTTTACGTCTTTTTAATTCTTCCCAATAAGTTTCTAATGAAATATCCCCACGTTCACGAGCTTTGCCTAATTCTTCAACATCCTGTTCATTATCAAGTACGTTATCAAAACCAGTATAAACGTTAACTTCTGGTTCAAATTTCGAATTCATCCATTTCATTGTTATTAGTAAAGCATTTTCCAAAGCATCTTTAAGATTAAAACACCATGCTGTAACAGCGGATTTGGCTTTACCAGCGGCAATAGAAGTTGTAACTGTCGTCAACTGTGTTGAAAGTGCGGTAAGCGGTTGCCGACCCAGTTCGCGCAGGTCATTTTTAGTCTTATCAATATTTTTCTGTAAAAATTCCAAGCTATTTGCTTGCGGTTCAACATATTTCCAACTGCCTCCAACACCACTGTCTTGCGGGACACCGTAAAGCACTCTGTTAGGTCCGACAGCAACTTTTTTAGGTGTCTTACCGTCAGCCTCCATAGGTACCCTTGTACCGTCAGTTGCAAGCATCGGGTAACTTGTAAGCATTTTGATATATTCAAGCGCTGATTCGTTCTGATAAAGCGTTATCTGCAAGTCTGCGGCATCGGACATAGGTGGATAAAATTTAAAACTTTTACCATCTCGACGACCGGTAATAAAAGGTACCATTGGGATAAAATCAATACTCAATGTCCCTTCTTGTTCTACAACAAATTCTTCTTCATCTTTATCGTTTAATGTTTCAACATAAAGTCGCCATTCGATTTGTCCATTTTCATTTTTTATAAACTCTCTGACATGCATGGGGTCATCGCCAAAACCCGGTTCCATATGTTTAAAATATGTTATAATTTGCTCTGAACCTTGCATTTCCGTTTTAATTTCAATTACATTTTTAGCTAAAATATGTACCCAAAACGGACGTAAATTCATATTTTTAGCTTCACTAACAGTAATAACTTCAGCATTTGGTACAGAAGGATAATCGACAAATATCCAATCGAGAGCGTAATTAATACCGTTAAAAAAAGTTAAAGCTGCAAAATTAGTTAAATTATTACCCGCACCATCTACGTTTTCAGCAAAATCAATCAATTCCTCTGGAAGATTTTTACCACCTAAAAGTGTTATTTCATTCTGAAACGGTTTACTTGCAAGACCTTCAACAGTATCACGATAAATATTTGTAAATTTACTGATTTGTAATCTGAAATCATAATCTTTGGTCGTTTCGTCAGGAAACATAGGCATATAAGCCGTTCCAGCAGATTTTATAGCTTCTTTTCCGTTAAGAATATCTGTTACTTTATCCCAATACGGTACCATAGTTTCAATGTCTGGTGACCGTTTTAACATCTCTGATTTTTTAACCATGTTTATATCCCATATGAACCAATCACACTGTAATTTGTATTCTCCGACAGAGGAAAAAAAGCCATAACACCGCTGTCGGCTAAGTTAGGTGACCTCATTCCATTCGGTTTCTTTTCAATCAGCATTTTAAGCCGAGAACTGTACCCGACTGTCGGTTGCATAAGTTCTTTTTTCACCTGTTCCAAAAGTTGCATCGAACTGTCAATAGATATAAGTTCTTCTGGATTATATCTTATACCTTCCGTTACAGCTTTATAGGTTTTATAAAATCTTGTGCGTATAGACCACCAAGCCTGTGCCTTCAAGTTATCAAAAAAATCTTTATTTTGCAAGCTTTCTCTGTCATCGGGTATAATTCTTTCAAAAGGTCTTTCCACAGCCGCACCCGCATTCCATGGAATAAAAGGTATCCGCCTTGCATCTATTACCCCATCGTCGGTTGCAAGTCTGTTATATTCTGTTTTAACACCCGCTCCTACACCAATACAATCGTATTGGCAGGTAATGTTACCGGCATGAGGACGACATGCCAATACAGCTTTACGAGCGGAGATTCCGGGGTCTCTTTCTCCCCACTCGTCCACTTGCCGCCACACGACAAATTGCCGCAAGCTTAGCGCATTCCGGTCATTACCTTCGTCAGCCACGTCAAGCCCGGCCGTCCATTCGTCTTTATGAGCTTCTACAGCCTCTCCCAGCCAAGGAAGTTTAACATGAGCGTCTATAGCCGCCAGTATCCACTCGTATGTAATGACGGTATTGCTGACTGCGGCAGCATAATTGCGGTCAACCTCCTGTGCAAAAATATGTGCCATACCCTCTCGTTCATACCGAGCTTTACGAGCGTCATACCATTCTTGGGTTTTAGTCGGATGGTCGCGCCAATCCGCTACAAATACTCTAACATAACCAATCGGGTATTCCTTTCGCTCCGGAGTCCATACAACACCATTTTCACGTCTTCGATGAAAAACGTTCCCGACACCATTCACTGATGAAATATCAATACGGACGTTAGTATTATCTCCTAAAGCCGCCTCTACTTTCTCTGCTCTCTCAATATGCGCGGCTTCGTCAACAAAATAGCAGCTTCGACGACCGCCGCGTCCGATATTATCCCCTGCCTCTCCGGCGATAATGGCTCCTGTAGCCGGATTAAGCAATTTCATATAAGTACAATTCCGCCCGAAACTAAACCCCTCAGGCAGCCAAAGTCGAGGAAGCCTATGCAGAATAAGCCTTATTTTTTCAAATATGCTGTCCGGGTCCCCCGGCTTGTCGACAAGCGTCTCTTTACGGCTCCCCCATCCGACAGCATCGTTTTTAATAAAAAGCCATCGCCATACGGAATAAGCGCAGGCAAGCCATGTCAGCCCAAAGTCTCTGCATTTCTCCACCAGCCCGCTCTCTTTGTCACTTGAGCAACTCTCAAAGAAGTCTATTACCTCCTGTTGGCGTTTAAAGAAGATGAAAGGCACCCATTTGTTATGTTGCCGTCTCGGGTCATATGTATCCATCCAGTCCATTATAAAATTCCCGGGCCGCGTACTATAATAAGCACGAGCTGCCTCAAGTGCACCGGGTGTTGAACGGAGTTTGCGCAACATAGCAGTCCGCCATGCATACACTGCTTTATAGTCAGGCGGCCATGAGTTATTGTTAAGCGGACAGGGATGCCAAGGTCGTATTTGAACACCTGACACGCTCCCACTCGTCAACGCCCTCATGCTGCTAGTCGTCCCCACGGTTAACCTCCTCCAGCAGCTCCTCATACTCTGCCTCAGGAGCTTGCAATGCCGCCTGCTCCATGGAGCGTATCTCCTGTTTGACATATCCTTCAAGTGCCGGGGGGGCGTCAGGAGCTTGCAGCCCCATAAGCTCGGCTAAAGCTTTAAGTGCAGGAAATTTATCATGCAACACAAGTTTGACCTGTGACATCCCGTTAGCTCCCACGCGTGTTTCCACGCTTTTGACAGCGCCAAGTTTATCAGCTGAAATGGTGTCGAAGTCTTTAAGTTGGACGGACCCAAGCGCCCCCTGCTCAAGATAATCGCTAATATCACTAAATGCTATCTTCCCATATTCCCTTATCACTCTGTCAGGCGATATATCGCGATTGGCGCTCTCCTCTAAAAGCCGCTCTCTAAGAGCCGCAAGTACCACCGGTTTAACAAAGCAGTTTCTCCCCTTGCGCATAAACTCAGCCGGCACGGGCAAATTAAGCGCAAGGTCCACTCGTTGATGTTTGCGCTGTTGCTCTGCCACAGCATAGCTGACATATTCCTCGAGAACGGCTCTCTCCGCCTCGGTTATCATATCATAAGCACTTGTAGGATAACAGGATGTCATATATTAATTTGCCTCATTGTCCTCTACATATTTAAAGCGCAAGCCTTTACAGGTATTATAGCACGGTTTGCAGCCAAGATGCATACTCATAAGAGGTGCGGAGATACCGTATCTTGCACAGGCCGCCGCCGCTGACGGGAATCTCTCACCCGTCTCTACGCACTCCACCGGCCGAAGGGCGCGATGCAGCATAAAGGGGCGCTGGCCGGTAAGCGCCTCAAGGAGTTGATAAGCCTCAAATTTAGTATCCGCATGACCCAGCACCTCTATATCGTCCCCTTTTTTAAGAGCGTGTATCAGTTTGCCGACCATGTACTCACCGTCCCTGATAAATATATAATATTCTCTGTTGTTCAATAGCATGGATTATCTCCTAAGTCAATCTGTCTTGAGCTGTTAGGCCGATGCCACGGAAGCTCCTCGGTTTCATACAATGCCTGAAGATTACAGTGCCGAACCGGAAGGGGGGTCTGTCCCGGCACCGGGAACCTTAACGCTTCGGGAGGAATAGGGTCATTGCCGTCAGGAATAATAGGCGCCCAAGGCGTATAATTAAAAGCAGGCTTGTTCGGCTGTGAATCATCAAGCGGATGACGGTACTTATAGCTTTTGTAGACTTGCTCTGCGTCAAAATTCCCCCAATATTGCCCGCTTACATTATACATAAGCGGCGTCCACTTCTTCATAAGCTGTCTTTGTTCGTCCAAAGCATTATAATAATGGAATGAAAAACCTTTAACCGTTCTGATTAAATTTCTATCCCGCAGATGGTTGCTTAAATTCGATTTATTTATACCATATCTTTGACAAGCTTCATATTGACTTCTGAATATCTCATTTGTCTGGTCGCAAACAATGAATCTGTCGTTCATATATCCTCTGACCTCCAAATTAAATTTAGGCGTTTTGTAAGGGATGTTTTTGACAACATCATTCATTGCATCAGTTTTTTTATCATATTCTTTATCCCCAATGACAACTTTATAAGTCATCAAAGGATTGAAAGACCTTGCACAGGAAATGTTACGTAAAGCAACTATATCAGGCAGTTTTGCTGCGTTCATGTAAACGAGTTCTCCGAGTTCATCGTATACTTTATAAACTCGCCATTTTCTAACGCTATCAATCGTTAAATACATGGAATTTTCTCCTTTCAGAAAGGACATTAACATAAACTATAAGTGTTGTCAAGAGTTTTTGGTGTTTTCAGTGTTTCGGGGTTTGGGGTAAGAGAAGCTCCAAACACCCCGGGACCACCCCCCCCCTTAACATTAACACCGTGCGCCTTATTAACATTAACAACATTAACAACGTTAATAATTTATGTTACGAAAGTTATTATAATTTAGTTGTGTGTTAGTCATGTTGATAGGGTGGAAACGTCGTTTTTTTCGTTTTCAAGTCGCAATTTTAAAAGTTGTAAGTTGTAGTTGTTTAGTTATATAACTATACAACAAATATTAACAACTCTCTAGATTCCAAGTATACCAAGGGTTTCAGAAGAATGAAGTCATTTTATTAAAAACACTTTTAACATTTTTAACACCTTTAGCCAACGTTGAGCCAACACACTTTTAACATTTTTAACACCTTTAGCCAACAGATTTTTAACATAAAGTATTGACAACATTTATAATTTATGTTATATATTAAGTATAAACAAAAAAGAAAGGATTCGAAAAATATTAACTAAATATGATTTGTATATTGGCTTAAATGACAAAGACAGCAAATTAATTTAACAGGGAGTTAAAAAGAGATGAATAATATTGAATTTCAACACATGGTAGACGCTGCGATTAATTCCGGTAAAAGCTCGTTAAGTTTCCAAATTTATGGTTATAATAATCAATGGGTGTGTGACATGGTAGAAAAACTTTGCGCTGAAGAACCGTATTATATGGATAAAATAGACGATGTTTGCGGCGCGGAAATTTATTTTAAGGAATAAAATCGATGTCGTATTTATACAATAAAAAACTTAAAAAATGTACTATTAAAATTACGTCAAAAAATATAAAACGTTGTCAAGCTTTATGGACGGCTAATAAAAATAGGTTTGGTCGGATAACTTTATTATTTCCACTTGACGACAAAAAAACTTATGAAAAGTACGGTTTAATCGAACAATATTATACAGATGCAAAAAAATATTATGAAGAAAATATAAACGAATTAAAAGAATTGATTGAAAATATTAATAAAGATTTAAAACTTGTTAAATTTTCTAATTCGTTTTTGGAAGAGGAAAAAGAAAGATTAAATTACGATTTAAAAACTTATGAAAAATTATTAAAAAACCTATTGACAAATTTAACAATTTAATGTAAGATATAAGTATAAACAACAAAAGAAAGGATTCGAAAAATGATAACTGTTAAAATTGATGAAGATACCGCTTTAAATTTGCTTAATGAACGGGTTGACTTTTGGACAGATGATATTGAAGTACGACAGCTTTTTTATAAAATGTATGAAAAACTGATTGACGAAGGCTGTTTCGAAAATTGCGAATTTGACCCAATGAATATAGTTGACAATGATTATATAAATAATTGTACTGTCTTAACGGCTTCGGAGCTGCCGGAAAATGAGTCGCGCATTGTTGAAGCTGTTGACGACGAAGAAAACCCTAATTTATTTCTTGTTCGTAGGTAGGATAATCAACAATGTATTGGTTTTCTAGTTTTATCAGCACGTTTACGGTGCTTTATTTTGTAATTCAATTTTTGCGATAAAGAAAGGATTCGAAAAAATGATAATACGCAAATTCAAAAACGAGGTTAACGTTCGGGTAAATTTCACAAGGTGTAAAAATGCAAATTTTAAAACGTGCAAATCTTAGCTCCCGCGACATTGCTGACCTTAAAGTTGCATATGAGCAAGAGCAGCGGCGTGAGCAAATAAATGACACTGCCGCAAGCTTGCAGGAATTGGCTGATAAAATTCGAGACTTTTGGGAAGCTGAAACGGTTGAGTTGACCCCCGCCGGCAATATATACATAAACGGTCAATTGAGTCGGTCACGCTGGCGGCAGGGCATGCAGGGCGGGCAATATATATGGTATAATTTGCCAGAGTTGCAACAGGCGGGCAAGGCGACCAGTAAAATTATTAAAGGGCCATGGGTGTAGTAATATTAAATTATTAAAAAACCTATTGACAATTTTAACAATTTAATGTAACATACAAGTATAAACAACAAAAGAAAGGATTCGAAAAATGTTAATAAAAAGATTTGAAAAAGCTATCCGTTGCTATATTGATAACCAGCATTATTTTGACCTTGCGCTTAAAGATGCAGCAGAAAAAATGACTTGGTACGAGGCAAAACTTTGGTGTGAAGAGCACTATTGCAGATTGCCGATGAAGCACGAAATGAAATTTATTGTTGACAATTTGGACGCCGTAAACAAAGCCCTTGTTCGTGCGGGCGGAGATGAATTAAGAGGGTATTATTGGTCATCGTCGGAGTATGACCACTCATGGGCGTGGTTGTGTGGTTTTGGTTACGGTTACGATTTCGATGCAACCAATAAACAAACAAGTTACTACATCCGGCCGGTGTTAAGTTTTTAATTTAAATGCCTATTAGGAGATAATTTCATTCATGTTTTACGCTCAAGAGCTTGATAAAGTTACAAGTCGTTTAAATGACCGTCTCGCTCTTAAATACGTTTATCAGGCGGGCACAGGGGAGTTTATAGCGTCTGATGGTTTAATTATGCTTATTGATTATAGTACCGGTTTAGATTATTTTAATTCATGGTGGAAATTTCAAACCCCGGTAATGTCGCCTGCAAGCCATGAACCGTTGAACAAGTGGAGATTTGTATTATCATCTATGGCAGACAACGCCCGCCGCCGCTGGCAACTCGACCGGGTAACATATACCGCCGGCCTTGCGAATATTAACAACTTGTTTATTAATGAGCGGTATTTTAAAACGGCTTTAAATTTTGTCGGCGTTGATGCGGTGCTTTTAATTCCGTCCGAACGGGATTCCGCTTTACTATTACATAACTCAGACAAGACACGGACGGCGCTTATAATGCCTTATAATTTGAAATCAGACGACCTGCGGCGCGCAAAATGGGATGTATTGGACGATTCGAGTAATATCATATTTACAACTAACAATTTGACGGAAGCGGAAAGCTTCGGTTTTACAGTAAGATTACATAAATAAGAGGAGTAACATTAATGTTTTACAGCTGTACTATTACACATAAAAATGGGTATAAAACTCGAATAGTAATTAAAAATTTAAGACATCTTAAGCTTGTTCTCGGCGATACTATTACACTCACAACACACGAAACGTTTAAAAGTGCATTAGTACCATTACTTGTTGACCCAACTACTATTACACAAACCGATGGCGTACTATTACATTTACAAAACGGTAAGACAGAGGTTTTTAAAACTGCATCTGATGCGGGAAAATTTTTAGGAGTAAGTACCGTTGCAATTATAAACGTTCTTAAAGAAAAACCACATTGTAAAACTGCGGGAGGGGCTGTAATTGAGAGTTTAGGAGATGTATTAAACGGTCTTCAATGGGCTATAAATCAAGAATACATTCATGAATGTGAAAACGATATGTATTATAGCAGCCCATCGCGAAAAGAAGATTTAGAGTTGATTAAACATTGGTCAGATAAATTGAAAGGATTGAAAAATGACTAATAATGCACCGGATTATGAGGATAATTTGGCTTTTGAGCCGGCAAAAACCGCCGGAACAATTGAGATGGTAACAAAAGATGGCAAAGCTGTCGCCATACGCTGCTATATTGATAACCAGCATTATTTTGACCTTGCGTTAGAAGATGCTCCAGAGAAAATGGACTGGTTCGACGCAAAAGTTTGGTGTGAAGAACACTATTGCCGCCTGCCGATGAAACGTGAACTAAAATTTATTTGCGATAACTTAAGCACTATCAACAAAATGCTGAGAAACGCTGGCGGCAAGATGTTGAACGGCACTTACTGGTCTTCCTCGGAGTACTCTTACAGCCTCGCGTGGTATGCCGATCTTGGTAACAGTAGTTGGTACAGCGACCTTAAGAGCATTAACGGTTATGTTCGTCCGGTGCTAGCTTTATGATTTTAACCCTTTAATTATTGGGAAATAAACAATGTCAAAATTTCGAGTAATGATTGTGAAAAAGAACGGCCAGCCAGTCGGCGTTCGCGCCGCCGCCATCAACGGCCGGACGATTGTGCTGGGATTGCGCGACGAGCTGGAACAAATGAATTGGTATGACGCCGTAAAAATTGGCATACCGACAAAAAACGAGTGGATGGCGATTGCCGAAAATTTGGACGCCGTAAACGAAGCCCTCGTCAGAGCGGGCGGCGAGCCGTTGAAAAAAAGTTGGTACTGGTCTTCGTCGGAGGTATCGAGCGACGGCGCGTGGCTTTCGTACCTTTACACCAGTTACGGTTTGTACTACTACGGCAATAAGAACCGCGTTAACTACGTTCGCCCGGTGCTAGCTTTGTAATTTTAACCCTTTAACCATTTCCGGCGGCGCCAAGCCGCCGGCTAAAACAAGGAAAAGAAAATGAGTTTAACAGATGACTGGAAAGCTGAAATACTTAAGAAAGAAAAAGATTATTTTGTCAAAATTTTATGCAATGGGAAAATATATCCGGCGCACCTGTACCACGATAACAGTTTCAGTTTTTGCGGAAATAGAATTGAATATTTTCCTGTAGAAGGGTCAGACATCGAAGTACTTGCCCTTTGTGATTGTGAAGAACTGTATAGGCTTAAAGAGGAAAACAAGCAGATGTTTGACCTTTTGGAAATGGTCGCAAGAGGGATTACGCTTGATTGTGATACCGAAGACGTTATTCGGATAACCTCCGCGGTCAAAAGGTTTTGTATTGCTAAACGTGAAAGCGAGGAGTGATGACATTAGTTAATTATAATGAAAGAGCCGACCATATCGACATAATGGCAAAACAAGGCGCTGAGATCGAGAGATTGAAAGCTGAAATTAAACGGCTGCAAAGTGAAAATCAGCATGTTATCTGGCTAAAACACAGAAACGAAGCTTTGGATAAAGATAATAAACGGCTCCGGTTTCTCTTAAATATTGTGAGGAAAAATGATTAAGTCCGGACAGATTTATAAGGGTTACAACTGCTTTATCTTTGCAATAACTCGGGTAAAAAAGGACGTAAATCATAATGTCGAAATACACCTTATTACCCCAAGTGGATTAACTATACAGGCAAAAAATGATTTTGGTGGACTTCAAGTGAATTTAATCGCAGAATATCCAACGTGGCAAGATGCCGTCAACAGCAAGGAGTTTAATAATGACTAAGACCGACCGAGAGATTGAATTAGAGAAAAAGCTGGAGATTGCTGTTAAGGCTTTGAAATGGATTGAAGAACAAGCTGACACCTCAACACAATATGATTACGATGTCGAGGTGATTTTAAAAAACATCGTATTTGACGCGCAGCAAGCATTAAAGGAGATTAAGGGATGACCGATAAAGAAAAAACAGCGGCAATTCTTGATATTTTACCAAGAACATATCCTTTCGACCATTATATCTGTGTTCCTGAATTTCGTTTTGGTTCTGGATATGGCAATACAAGCGAAAAAAGAGCCGACCTATTTTGTATTAGTCCTGAAAAAGGAAATAAGACAGTAACAATCGAAATTAAGGTTAGTCGGTCTGATTTTTTAAGGGATAAGAACGACTGTCGGAAACAAGTCGCCGCGAGATTGTTTTCAAATGAAATTTATTATGCCTTTCCTAAAGGTCTTTTGAAAAAAGAAGAAATCCCCCTTTGGGCTGGTGCTTTGGAAATTGATTTGGATAAAAAAGATTTTTCAGGTTACTACGAGCTTGTAAATCGGGTGTGCCCTGCGCCGCTTTTGGAAAGAGAACAACCGACTTGGGGGTTAATTGTATCAGCATTAAGGAGAAGTAACCAATGTCATATTTAGAAGAACTACTGCCCGAGTTCAGAAACGGTGCTAAAATTAGGCGTAAATACTGGAGAGATAATGATTTTGTTGAAATATCTGATTTTAAAAAAGGTCTTATTTTTACAAATAAAGAATTGGAAGCTTCTGACTGGGAATTTTATCAAGAGCCTATTGATTGGGAGATTGTAGATGAGTAAAGAAAAACCGGAAGTCGGCGATGTGTGGAAACATAAAGAGCGCGGCTATTTAGCAAGAATTTATAACATTTGTTTAGACTATGTTTCCTATTACGACACCCAAGACGGGTGTGAATACATAGAGATAATGGAAAATGGTTTACCGATTAAAAATTTTGCAGAAGATTTTATTTTTGTAGGAAAAGGAAAATCTTTAGAATTTATGTTCGAGGCGTCCGATGAATGAATGTTACAAGTATGGAATTAAGAACGGCTGCGACAAATTTTGTCCGGTCTTACAAAGGGGAGCGTGCCTATTGTGTGAGCTTAAAGACGGAGAAGTTGTGGAAGTTGCGGAAAAGAAAACAAACATAAATAGGTCTATCCCTAAACTTCCGGCCAACCGATTTATCTTTGAGAATTGGAATGCTGGCTATTGCCAAAATTTCTTTGATTTCGATACCAATAAGGAATTTATCAGAGAGGATATTATAGGCTGGTGTCCGTCGTCAAGGGTGTTAGCGCGACCGCGCAACGATGATGAATTTATCGCCATTATGCTGAAAGACAATACTTGGTGTCATTTTCCGACTTGGGCGATTAAAGACGAATGTGGGGATAATATGGATTTTTGGAATTTTGAGGGGTTAGGGAATTAGATAAATGATGAAGTTTAAATACATTGGCATAGGAATAGCACTCGGCTTAGTGTTGTCGCTTTATATTTTGTCAGAAAATAAAGCTTTCAATTTTTTTGGCAAAGAGTTCATTTGTGCGGAGATTGAAGAATGTTGATACATGATGATAAATATAACACTAAAGAGGTGGTAAAGGCGCTAACGAGCCTTGAAAAAGCTATACAGAAAGTGAACGATTTAGGACTTGTTCCTTTTTGTGGGGGATGTTCCGCTGGAGTATCTATACATACAAAAGCAGATTGGAACAGCTATGAGGGGTTCACCAATCAAAACATTGTTGCAACGTTGGATAATGTTCTTGCCGAGGGAGGAGATTACTAATGGCATATTTGGAAGAACTGTTGCCCGAGTTCAGAAAAGGGGCAAAGATTAGAAGTGCGCTGTGGAGCAAAAATACTTTTATTTATATGAAAGATAATAAAATTTTAGATGAAAGTGGTACAGAATATGTATTTCGCAATATTGCTTTTTTCATAAATGATTGGGAAGTCTATCAAAAGCCTATAGATTGGGGATATATTATCGAAAATAGAATCCCCTGCTGGTTTTGGAATATTGAAAGGAAAGTATTAGGAATTTTAGTAGACTATAACGAAGATGATATGTATTTAAGAGATGGTGATAGTTATTATCAAAATTGCCGCCCTGTCCACAAAGATGAAATAACTTTTTATGAGGATGAGAAAGATGGGAATATTTAAATCAATTACAACTTTAGTATCTACCCCAATCCGCTGCCTTGGCGAACTTGGAAAAGATTTGTCAAGCCTTACAGACGACCATAAAGATGAAACAGACGGTTTATTATCTATCGCAACACTAGGTACTTCAAGCCTTGTAAAAGGCGTTGTTAAGTCAATAAAAAAAGCTGGGGATAATTTAGATGATTAGACGCTTATTTTGTTGGGTGGGGTTCCATGAGTGGATTACATTCAGAGGACATTGCAATATTTGCTTACATTGCGGAAAGGTTAAGAAATGATTTATTACTTTGCCATATTAGGCTTATTCACTATTGTTTCAATATTTTATATAGCGGTCAACGATGATGGAAACTTTGCCGGAATTGAAACGGCTATAACAATAATGTTTTTCCTTATGATTTGGGGCGCTTCACTTATTGTTTATTTCATAATGAGGTAGGTTAATATGACTGAATATAACAGTTACATGGAATCAAGAGACAAATTTGACAATTATAATTACGATTGCGACCATGAAGCACAGAAGATTAACGAATATTACAACAGCGGTAACGAGGTTTCTGAATTTCACTGGCAACCTGTTGCTAAAGATATTGAATTTAAAAAACAAATTATTAAACTTAAACGCATGAAAAGATTTAACGAAGGACGATAAAATGAGATGTCTTAACTGCGATAAAGAAATAAACTCAGATAAACTTTATTGTTCGATGAAATGTAGAAAAGAATTTTCAAGAAAAAAATGTGAAAAAATATTAAAAAAAGTTGAAAATTATTTTCAGTTAGTATTTTCAGGGCGTTATAGTAATCAAACTAAACCTAAAAGAATTTATTGTTACATATGCTGTGTAATTGAAAATTTACCAAAATTGGCTGCCGGTGATGTTGCCAAATTTAATCATACAACTATTGAATATCATATAAAATCTATTACAGAAGAAGAAATAATTTTAGCTAAAAAAATATCCGAAAATAATTATCAACCAAAAGAACATTATAAATTTGAAAAACCATCTAAGCATATTAATATATATGAAAAAACAGGTTTTAGATATGATAACGGTCGAAAAGAATGTTCGACAAAATGGAAACGTATCAAACAATGGAAAATGAGTTGACATTTTAAATAATTTAAGTTAATATATAAATTATAAAGCGCGCTTAACCCCTTTAGGTCTTTCGAATCCGCCTAAAGGGGTTTCTTTTTTTATTGTTGCGCTTCCTCATATCCTTCAATGTTTTTACCATTTAAGCCAAATATCAAACTCGGATGCGTTAAATCCTCACCCGGTATGGGTTTTGCCGTCCGTCCAAGCTCATGATAGCCTCTTCCTTCAAGAATGGCTTTCAATGTATGCTCAGCAGGTTTAGTACGCATAGAGCTATCTAAAACAGCTTTTTGGAACATTACAAAACTTACATATCCATCGCGAAATCCACGTTCACCGGCTTCAATTTTATCATCGAGAATAACACGCAACGGGCTTCTTCCGATTCTTAATACTTCTTCGTAACTTGATGTATGTGGTGCTCTATGCGGCAAAGAACCTTTTTCAATCGGGTAATGAAGATAATACCATGCGATTTTTTCAAATCCTTGTTCACATTCAAGCCAATCATACATTGAATCAAAATAATTTTTATTCATACCAGCTTCTTCTAATTGTAAAGCCGATTGTATTTTACTATAAAATATGCAATAGCGACGTTCATTTTCATCAATTGGAAAAGCATCTTTGAAGTTGCTAAAAAATATCCAGTTAGCAACATTATCTTCCATTTGTTGGTCAACCCCTTTAGATTCTACAGCAATTCTTCGGTCGGTAATGATAGTTTTAAGCCCGTTCATGAGTTCATTACGGTCACCAACACGCACTTCATCAACTAAAATCATAAGTTTGTTGCGCATCCATCCGTTAAATTGACTAACACCACTGACAAGCTCTTCAGCATCTGGCTGATAGGTATATATTTCACCAATAGAATGTTTGAGTACATCCCCTATCATTTGTTTACCAATACCTTTAGTTGATTGCAACAAAACAGACCAAGGAATTTTATCACCGGGGAATTTTATACAATGTGCGATATAATCTTCGAATATTTTAACATCTTCCGGCGTGTTAAATATTCTCAGCAAATAGTCTTTCCATATGCTAACATCTCCTTGTACAGATTTAATTTTCGCTGGAATATAAGTATTTAATCCTTTACGACCTAAATCATCTGTAATAATTGAAAAAGTTGGTTTTTGAGGTAAAAAACGACAATGGTCAACTTTTGGTATAGACCAGTCAATGCTATTTAAAGCGGCCTTCCATGGATTATCTGTAAGTTTTTGACCGGCGCTTTTAATTGTAAATTCCTTACCACCGTATCGCCCGTTAAATTGTATTTGATTCATAAACCTGCCGCTGGAAGTAAATATACGCCCTTCACTTTCAACAAAATAACAATTTTTAAACCATACTTTTTTACCGCGTTCATCAAGTACATCTCCTAAAATTTCAATTTCTTTTTCTTCATCCTTTTCCCGTTCACCAAAATAAACAATAGGTTGAGTATTTTCACTTTTTCTAAGCAAACTCATCCATCCGACTTGAGTTTCTTTTAAAGAGTTCCAAAGAGTTTTGTTTTCATCAATGTTATTAGTCGCATAATTTGAACACCATTTAAGCCATTCGCTATATAGATTATCTTCATTTGTTAACGACCACCCCGCTTGTTTGAACGATGCACTAATGTATAACCATTCATTTCGAGAAAGTTCATTCGGGTCAATATCATATAAAGCTTTTAATAATAATTCGAGATTTGGTGCTTGTAACATTTTATTACCAAGTTCTTTACGAATCCCAAAATTGTGTTCAACAACATTAACGTCTGTAAGATAATTTTGCATTTGTTGCGCTGTGTATCGTGAACCATTATGAATCTCCCAGCATGTTACAAGGTGTGGTGTGCTTTTACAATGATTAAATCCGGGAACGCGCATAACTCTTGTGCTGTCGGTAATGTTTGTATCACCATTATAAAGCTGATTAAGTTTTTGCTGTTGAAATTTGAAAAAATCATTGCCTGTATAAGGCTCTGTAAGCCAATAAAGATGAATATGCCCGGGTGATGTTTGAACAACAAAATGCGGCGGGCAAGTTGACTGTACGGCTCTATTATAACTGTCTTGCATTTGTAAAGGGTCATCAATATCAACTACTTGTGCTCGAATATATTCAACATTTTCAAATATTCTCGGACAACCAAAACGAATAGAATTAATAGCTATAAAAACCCCATAACCAGAATCATTATAAAACTTTAAAGCCTGATGACAGTTATCAAACGAATCATTGATGATAATCGGTGGATTTTTTTTATTATGTTCATCTATCAGCAACCAAAAACAAGGTGTATTAGGATTGCCGGTAAGAGAAGTAATATAGGCTGTTGTAAGGTTAAGGTCTGTCATTGAACAGCTCCTTGAAAATAGCAACGAGAACATTTACTACAATAGAATTTCCCGCTTGTTTATAAAGTTGAGTATTACTTATACCTGATAACTGTGCGGATTCAAATTCAATGTCTGTAAAACCCATTAATCGCCAACACTCACGAGGGGTTAGTTTGCGGATTCTGATATTGTCTGAGAGCATGGGAATTTGTCCACCACCCATTCCCATTGCACTTGTTAAGCATGATGAATAATTTTCACAAGAACCAACATAAGCATTTTTTTGAGTTGAACCAATAACAATCTTAGGCTCTAGACCACCCCCCCCGCAAGTATTTAAAGCTGGGGAGCATCCAGAGGGCGAATAGATTCGCCCTCTTTGTGGGTTATCCCAATTACTTGTGTCGACAATATTGCCAATTTGAATAACCATATTATCTTTTTGAACGCTTGTTAGAGTATTGGAACATCCGTTGTTGTTAATCTCTAAACGTTGTTCTGTCGGTGCACCTGCTGTTCTGTCAGAAGGGTTTTCAGGGTTTCTACCTCGTGCAGCACAACAAACAATATCCCATATGTGATTACTATCTAAACTATTACGCCCTCCAATACGATTCGTGTTGGATACTTCTTTATTTTTACCGAATTGTAAAAATCTCTCAACCTTTTCATCGCTCAAATAATATTTTTTATCAACAACGGTTTCCAACATATCTTTTAATTTTAATTTAAGCGGTATAGTAGATGGGAATTTATAACCTCTGTCGTCAACATCTTTACGAATACTCACAACAAAAACACGTTCACGGTTTTGTGGGATTCCGTAATCTTTAGCGTTTAGGACTCCCCAGTAATTATTGTATCCAAGCTGTTCAAGTTTTTCCAACCATCTGTCGAAATCAGCTTTGAATTTTTTGCTAACTAAACCTTTAACGTTTTCCATAAGTAAAAATTTGGGGTTGTCGCCTCTGATAACTGAATCAACAAGCAACCTTTCAACGTGCAATAACAATCCTGAACGTGTTAAACTGCCGTCAGCGTATGTTAAACCCTGTTGTTTTCCAGCCGTTGAAAAATCTTGACATGGGCTTGAGTACGTCCATAAATCCGCATAATCTAACTGCTCGATTTGTGTTATATTACCATAGTTGCGTGTCGGACCGTTGATAGCCTCATAAGATTGTATAGCGTATTTATCGATTTCTGAAATACCTATAACTTTGTAAGATATATTAAGACGTTTGAAAGCAGCAACTTGAGCACCAATACCGGAAAAAAGTTCATTAATTGTTATCATTTTTCCCAATCCCCCTCCAAGAATCGACATCTTCAATGTTCCAACGACGTGGCCAGACATTTTCAATAGGTTTTACAGGGAAACGACCGTCTTGAATCATCTGATAAAGTGTTGCTCTTGTAATTCCTATATGTTCTGCGACCTCAGTGAGATTAAGGGTTTTTCCATTCATAATATTTAACTCCCGTAAAATTTGCTAACAGCTTATAAATGTTTATAGTCAGTGTCAAGTATAATTTTGTAAAAAAAAGTATAATTTTATATTGACATTAATTATAAACATTTATAAGCTGTTGGCAATCAGATGGCGGAAGATAGACGCAAGGGCTGTGTCGGTACTTACAAGTGCATAGTGCATATAGCTAATAGACGTGTGAGAGTGAAAGTCCCTCATTCTGATTAAAATTTTATGCAAGGATATGTATTAAATGTGGATAAGTCGTAAAATCTATAAACAGCTTTTAGCATTACTGGAACGACCATATCTTTATGACATTGAAAGAAATGGTAATTTAATAACATTTTATTTTATTAAAGGTAAAGATGTTTATCAATTTACGGCTATGGAATCTGATACTATTGAAAGAATTGTAAATTGAGTGGTAACATGCATGGATTACATCGCAAAGGGGATGAAAAACGGGAAGAACATGATTTTTATGCAACTTCTCCTTCCGCTATTCCACCTTTGTTACATGTTTTAAAATGGGAAAACGGGGGTAAATATATTTGGGAACCGTGTGCCGGGAAGGGGCATTTATCAGAAGCTCTTATTGCTTTTGGTCATAATGTATTGTCCACCGACCTTATCAATCGTGGATATGGTATTGGAGGTATTGATTTTCTTAAACCAACTTTATATGACTCCTTACCTTTTGACGCTATAATTACAAATCCACCTTATTCTCACGCTTTAGAATGTGTCAAACGGTCAATAGAACTTGCGCCTATTGCATGTCATTTTTTGAATATACGGTTTTTAGAATCCGCAAAACGCAGAAAATTTTTCGATTTGCACCCACCTCGTTATGTTTGTGTATTTACTGAACGAATCCCCTCGAGTAAAAACGGACTTTTCCCACTTAAAGAAAACAGCGCAGTTTGTTATGCCTGGTTTATTTGGATGCGTGAATTTACCGGTCGACCGGAAATTATATGGCTGTAAAATGTTTCATGCGTTCTGCGGCAGGCATATCTTTAACAGCTCTATGCCTTGTTGCAAGTAACTGTACTATTACTTTACTATTCCCTGTTTTAACAGCATATTCTGCCACCGCATTTTTAACATCGGGAAAGTGATAAATCACTGTTCCGTGTGAAATGTTTAAAGCGTTGGCAACAGTTGTTGATGTAACATTCGGCCAGAGTTTCAAACCCGTTTCGAGTATGGCGTTTCTAGTCTTTTTACCTTGTTCTTTCATACTATTTGTTGTCGGCATATCTTATTATCCTGTAAAAATCTTTAACGTTTGTTGCAAACCCTGCCAACCCTCCATATTCTTTAACAATATCAATAAATTGTTTTTGTTGCAAGAGATGTTTGTCATTTTTGTTGAAATGCCAGTTTTCGGCTTTCATTTCAACGGCGGTAAACACACCTAAAACTTGTCCGACCATTTCAGGTGTTATAAGTACCGGACGAATGCCGATAAAGTCGCTGGACGCAAGTTTAGCCTCCGACCCTAAACCATATCGAATAAATCGTCCGGTGTTGTCATAAAACCCACCGCAGTTATTGCGCCAAAGAGGGCAATTAAGTTGTGCAGCTGCAAGACGAATGTGAGATGTTACTGCTGATTCACGCATTTATACGCTCATTGATATAAATCATAAGTTTACCGTTATTATCTTCATAAAGATTAACATCAAAATTTTCAGACGCTTTTATAGCTTCTAAAATACCGTTAACTTTATTTAATCCCCAATGTTGATTAGGGAAAATATTTTTAATTTCTTCAAGAGTTGTCTTCGGTGTTATTATCATTTTACACTATCCATCATAAATTCATATGATTTTCTAAACGAATGACAACAATCTTCAATTGTTTCTATTTCTTCAATTATTTCAGCTTTTTTAGTTAGTTTTCTTAATTCCTCGCAAGCAGTTTCGATGTCGTCAATATCACTATCGCCAACGAGATTATCTTTTAACTCGTTATAATCATCAAGCAAATTTTCATAACTTTCTTGGTCTGGATCGTCAAATTTATCAACAAATTCACCTTATATGGTACGCATAGGGCTGTTAACAAGTTTAGCAACTAATACATCCTTATAATAAATATCATCCCCGATAATTCTAACATTTCTCATTGTGATACCATCCTTTTATTTTTTCTGTTAATAACAAATAATCTTGACGAGTTTGACTGGAACTTAACGCTCCTAATACGTCAAACCCTGTTGCATAATAAAATTTTTTATATATCTCTCGGTCATTAAATCCTTTAAGCCGTTCGATTGCAACCCATTGAGCTATTGCCTCTTTTAATTCCCCTTGCGCTTCTATTTTCTCTATTTGTCGATTTGCAACACTTTTTGCAGCTATCGGACCGGCAACTCTTGCAACTCTTGCAGCAACTTCTCCGGGAGCTTCTAACACCACATTCTGTCGCAGACGTTGTAAAGCGACTTTATCTAATAATATTAAATCACCAGCAACCATTTCAATCGAACGGGATTTAGGTTCAGGTAATACAGGTTCAGCACCACAATAAGGGCATTGAGTTCTAAATTTTTCATAAGGTTTAAGGCATTTTTTACATACTGTAAGTTCTATTTCATCTGGGTCCTTAGTCAATTTAGCTTTTTTTTGTCGACGGTCCAGTGACCATTCTCTGGGCATATCAGGTAAACCATGTCGAATAACATTGCTAACATGGTCAATAATAAGAGCTGTTTTATTAGGGGCAGGGCGTAGTACACGGCCTATTTGTTGCAAAAATTTACCTAATGAAGCAGTAGGGCGGGCCATAATGCAAACATCACAACTTGGGACATCAAAGCCTTCGTCAAACAAATCTACATTAACAAGTACTTGTAATTTATTATCTCGAAAATTGTCTAAGCTTTGTTCTCTAAATGCAGGTAACGATTTACCGTTAAGTGAAACTGCTCTTATATCATGAGCGTTAAAATCTCTTGAAATTTCTTCTGCTGTTTCAACGTCAGTAGCAAAAACAATAGCTTTTCTTCCAAAAGCGTATTTAATATAATTTGTTACTACATCCCCAACGATTTGTGATTTTTTAGCAGCTTTACGCAACGTTTGATTAGACCAATCCCCGTTTATAGATAACGGGCTATCTTCAACATTTAAATCTGATTTAGGACAAACAATTTCATAATCTGCAAGAAAATTATTTTCAACAGCCCAACGCATGGATGGACCTAAAACCATATCATCCATGATGCCGTCGGCCCATCGACCAAGACCTTGACCGTCAGCTCGATTCGGTGTAGCGGTTACACCAAGTCCACGAGCGTTAACGAACATTTCAACAGCTCTGCCCCATTTGTTACTGCGAGTAATATGATGTTGTTCATCGACTTCCCATAAAGCTATTTGCTGTGCCCAATTTTTTAGATTATCAGCTCGTGCCATTAATGTATCAACACCAACAACCGCCGATAACGCCGATGGATTAATAAAAGATTTTCCAAATTCAATTTTATGTTTTCTTGAAATTTGTCCAACAATAGTTCTTGGAGCTATTATACGATGATAAAGTCCTACACGCGCTAAATGACAAGACATTTGACTAACAAGTTCGTTACGATGTGCAATAACCGCAACAGGTTTATGTTGTTTATCAAAATCAACTGCTATAGAAGACATACAGACACTTTTACCAAGCCCTGTGCACATCACTAAGGATACATTTTTATTTCCTCGATTCCAGCTATCATAAATTTCATTGATAGCTTTTTGCTGATAATCTCTAAGTGTTATTGGCATCTTTTAACCATTCCGGTAATTCAGCAGGTTTAATTTTTTTCTCATCTTTTGCAGCAGGTATAAATACCCCGGCCCAGTCTGAATCTGTAACATCTTTTAATAAGACAGGTTTGGAACTATTTATAACTGCTGGAAATGTTATTTGTCCTGAAGGGCTGCATTCAAATAATTTAATTACTTGATAAATATCCCAAAACATAAATCCTTTGTTTTCTGACGATTCGGTAAACCAAGAACGCCAATTGTCGTAAAAACTTTCATCAAGGTATATTAGCGATTCGGAAATGTCTTTATCTGTTTTTAATGTTGCAAGAGCAAATTCAGGCATAGTTTCTAACACTACAGGAGTTAAAAGCCTTGAATCAAATTCTATTCTTTCTCTAAATTTTTCATCAATTTTAATATACACAATTTCATTTGTGTCAAAAGAATCGCCAAAATATTTTACACAAGCTACAACCTCGTTGCTTGCAATCATAAAAGCTTTATGATTTTTAATTTCTATTCTTATATATCCCTCATTATCCACAAGTTTTGAAAATCTATATAAATCATCACTTTTTATAACAATTTTCGACATTTTTAATTTTTCCTCTTGCAATCTGTTTGACAACAATGTAAAACAGTTAATGTTAAATGTCAACATTAACATTAAGGAAATGAAATGAAAATTACACTTGAAGAACTGACAGTCGATGAGCTGTTAAAAATTGCGGAAGTTTTAACTGATAAACCGGTTAAACAAACTAAGGAAATTGCAGAAGTTGCTTATATTCCTAATTCTGAAGAATTTGATGTCTTAACTTTGGATAAAGAAGGTTTGCCGTGGGATGAAAGAATCCACAGTTCAAATCATAAAATGACTTCCAATGGTATTTGGCAGCGGCGGCGTGGTATCAGTGATGTAGAATATAACCGTATTAAAGCTGAATTACAGATTCCCGTTGCAGAAGAACAATCAGTAATGCCTGAGACTACGGTAACTTCTTATGCTTCGGCAGCATCGATTGTACCTGTTGATTCAACAGTATCACAGCCGACTGTAATCCCTGCATATGATTTTATTAATAATGCTGTCGCTCCGGCAACTTCTGTTGAATCTCCTGTAATACCTATGGCGGCGCAGTCTCCTGTGAGTATTCCGCAGGCACCGGTAACTCCTGTAGCAGAAACCCCGGAAACTCTTTATAACAGAATGTTCGAACAGTTGCGTAATGGTTTGCAGATGAAAATCCTCGATGCCAACTTTATGCAGAATGTAATTGCCGGTGTTAATGCTACTTACGGCACTTCTTATCAGGGAGCTGCTGAGTTGAGAGACAATACACAGGCTCTTAAATATGTAATTAATGAATTGGTTAAAAAAGGTTTGTAATTTATGTTATCATTAACTGCAACAGAACTTCCGCGTTTTATGGCCTGCAATGGTTATAAATCTTTAGGTAACATACAGCCTTTTGATTTTTCAACTGAAGTAACCGATGAAGGCAATGCTGTCCATTGGCTTGCCGAACAAATTGCAAATGGTATTAACCCAGAAACATTAATCGGACAATCGGCAATGAACGGTTTATTTATAACCGATGAAATGGTCGAAAATTGTCGTGATTATTTCGAATTTATAACTTCCGGTAATTGCAAGGTTGAAATGGATATATCTTATTCCGGTAACGGCTGGGAAATTCGCGGACGTGCCGATTGCGTTAAATGTGCTGATGGTATTTTAACCATTGCGGATTTGAAATACGGTTGGCGAATTATCGAACCGAAAATGAATTGGACATTAATCAGTCATGCGATTGGATTTTGCAAACAACATGAAGGTTATTATCCGAATCTGATAGTGTTCAAAATTTTTCAACCCCGACCGTATCATCCGCAAGGGAGTATGAGAGAGTGGCAGGTAAGCTACAATGAGTTGATGCAACTGCATGACAAGTTAATTCAAACTCTTGTCAACCCCTCACCAACAGTTTGCAGCGGCGCACAATGCTATAAATGCCAGTCGCTCTCTCAATGCCCTGCGGCTCAAATAGCGACTATGAACGCTGTGGACGTTGCAGAATTAGCTTTTGATAGTGAAATAAGCAACGAACGCCTATCATGGATGCTAACAAACCTCAAACGCGCTCAAGAAGTCTTAAAACAATCTTATGACGCTTATGAGGATTTAGCAAAGCACAGATTGTCAGAAGGCAATGGTGTTAAAGGTTATTCAATCGTCCCAGCTTTAGGTCAGACAACGTGGAATAAAAATATCAATGCTGATTTTATTAAAGCAATGACAGGTATTGACATCCGTGTTGAAAAGCTTATGACACCTGCACAAGCTAAAAAAGCTGGCGTGCCAGAGGATTTTGTAGCCGAATGCACTTATAGACCGGATAACGGTTTGAAACTCGTTGCAGTTGATGAAAGTAAAATTGCAGAAAAATATTTTGGAGAAAAGAAATGACATTAGAATGTTTTAAACTCCCTGCCGGACGTATTGTTGGCGGAGACCCTAATAAATTTGAACAGGCTAGCGATTTTTATAGCAAACAGCCTAAAGTAGATAAAAACGGTCAGCCTATCAAAGAACATCGTATCGACCTTGCAATTCCTAAAACCGAATTTATGCAGAATGTTTGGCCGTATATTGTTCAGGAAGTTGCAAAAATTTATCCACAATATGCAAATACGAATCCTGAGCAACTTGAAATGACAAGATTTGCTTGGAAAATTATTAACGGAGATAGCCCCGCTTGTCCGCAGGGGTCAAATGTACCGTATAATACCCGTGATGGTTATAAAGGGTGTTATATCATTAAAATTCGTACATCAGCTTTTTGTCCTTCAACTTACAAATTTGAAAACGGCGCTTATCGTAAAGTTGAAGCAGGAGAGGTTAAAACTGGTGATTATGTTGTTGCAAGTGTCAATTTAACTGTACATACCGAAAAAAATGGTGGCATTTACTGGAATCCGAATGCTTATGAGCTTGTTGGATACGGTCAGGCAATTAAAGGTTCAATAAACGCTGACCCGATGAAGTTGTTTGGTGGTCAGGCCCCTGCTGTTCCGGCTGGAGCATCCGCAGCACCTATTAGTTCAGCACCCGGGACAGCACCAATGCCTATGCCGCAGGCTCCTATGGGTATGCCTATGGCAACTGCTGCACCTGCAATGCCGCAACAGTCGGCAGCACCAATGCCTGCACCGGCTTATGACTTTGTTAACAACGCTCAGGGTATGTCGATGCCGCAACAGCCGCAGGCTCCTATGGGTATGCCTATGGCGCCTGCTGGACAGCAGCCCGTTCAACCGTTTAACAGTTTGATACAGGATAGGGTCCCGTATTGATGTTGACAACCGCCGACAGACCGGTAAAAGTCTGTCAATTTATTAAAGTTAGGAGATATTTATGGTATTACCTGAAGATTTTAAAGATTTGAAATATGGAGATTTACATAATTATGTAATTCTTATGACATTAATTACAACGCTTGTCGATTTAAAAATTTTTACAACTGATGAAATTGCTGCGAATGCTGATTGCATTTATAAATTTTATATACGTCCAGAAATATTAAAAGGTTTAAAAAATGAACAAAAAGAAATGGATTGAATTAGCTACAGAAATTACTGAATGGCATTTAAATTGTTTTCCAACAGCTACACTTAATGGTCAACTTTTGAAACTTGAAGAAGAACTTAGAGAATGGAAAGAGGCTGTAACTGTTGAAGATTCTGGGAAAGAATTAGCTGATGTTTTTATCGTTTGTTGCGGTCTTGCACGTTGGCATTCAATTACTGGAAAAATTATTACTTTAGGGTTATTAAATGATGTAACTCATTACAGTGATGTTTTTTACAAACAGGTTTACAATAAACATCAAAAAAATAAAGCTCGGGTATGGCAGAAAACTGCTGAAGGCAGTTATCATCATGTGGAGAATTAAAATGTCTAAAAAAGTTTTAAACATTGCCGGCATTGATTATGAAATTAAAATGATTGACGGTGAATATTGTGACGATAACATGGGAAAAGCAAAATTTGCTGAGGCTAAAATTTTTATAAATAAAAGCATGCCTTTACAGGTACAAGAAAATGTTTTACTGCATGAAATACTTCACATTTGTTATCGAAATGGTTATTTGAATAAAAATGATGAAGAAGAAAGAATTGTTGAAGTTTTAACAAATTTTCTTTATCCAGTTTTACAAGAAAAACCTTTTAATTTACTAAATGCAATGAAAGAAGATTAAAATGGATGGGATTGTTATTTATGCCGCTGTTTTCTGGTTTGTCATTGCTCTTCTTCAAGATATTGCACATTGTAAAAAAGAACATGGTTTTATAGCTTGAATAATTGTGCAAGCTATGGTTTTACCAATTTACGGACGTATTTTTGAATGGTGGTAAAATGTCTCTTAATTTTGTAAATGCTATAGTATACGATATTGAAACTTTTCCAAATTGTTTTACATTTTCAATGGAAATGTTAAATTCTGATGTACATTCAGTTTGGGAAATTTCTGAATTTCGTGATGACCGCAAACAACTTTTGGCATTTTTTAAAGAACTTGCAACAAGCCAAACACCTATGATAGGCTTTAACAACATTAATTTTGACTATCCGGTAATTCATTTTCTTTGGAATAATCCTTCAGCAAGTTATCAGCAACTTTATACAAAAGCTATGGATATTATTAACGCTGATAACAAATTTGGTCATATCATATGGGCTTCTGACCGTTTTACGCCACAAGTAGATTTATTTAAAATGCATCATTTTGACAATAAAGCTAAAGCTACATCATTAAAAGCTTTACAAATAAATATGCGTGCGCCTTTTGTTCAGGATATGCCTATTAAAGATGGAACTGTACTTACCAAAGAGCAGGTTGAAACTTTACTTATCCCTTACAATATACACGATGTGCAAGAAACTAAACGTTTTGCCAAATACGCTCATCATGCTATTGAATTTAGACAAGGGCTTGAAGAACAATTTGGTGTCGATGTTTATAACTGGAATGATACGAAAATCGGCGAACAGACCATTATTCAGCGTTTAGGTGATGAAGTTTGTTATGATATGTCTACCGGACGGCGTAAAATGCGTCAAACACCTCGAACGTCAGTGGCGTTGAAAGATGTTATTTTTCCTTATGTAAATTTTAAAAAACCAGAATTTAAGCATATTTACGACTACATGTGTGCTCAAACTCTTAAAAGTGACGAACTTAATGCTACAAGTGAAGATTCTATAGCTACTATTAAAAGTAAAGGAGTATTTACAGATTTGACAACAACCGTTGGAAATGTAGAATATCATTACGGTACCGGCGGGATTCATGGCTCTGTTGAAAAGAAACGCATTCAAGCATCTGCCGATTGGTGGATAGTTGATGTTGATGTCAGTTCTCTATATCCTTCAATTGCTATCGTCAATAGATTGCATCCAGAACATTTAGGAACAAGATTTGCAGATATTTACGGTGATTTGAAAAAAGAGCGTAAAAAATGGCAAAAAGAAAAGGGTAAAAAATGCACAGAAGCTAATGCTATCAAACTTGCGCTTAATGGTGCTTACGGCAAATCAAACAGTATTTTCAGCGTTTTTTACGACCCTAAATTTACAATGTCGATTACCGTTAATGGACAGCTTATGCTCTCAATGCTTTTAGAGCAGTTATTGGATGTACCGACGTTGCAAGTTATACAAGCTAATACTGATGGTATAACATATTATATACATAAAAATAACTATCAGCAATCTGTGGATATTTGCAACCATTGGCAGGAATTGACAGGTTTGCAATTGGAAGAGGCTAGATATGACCGTATGTATATTAGGGATGTAAACAATTATATTGCTGTTAGTGGAGATGGTAACTTCAAACTCAAAGGAGCCTATTGGACACCAAGTGCGGAAAATTATTTTGAGGATATAGCTTCAGCTCAACCCCCGGCATGGCATAAGGATTTTTCGAACGTTGTCAGTGTTCGTGCTGCTGTTGCAAATATGATAAACGGTATAGATATTGAAACATTTATTAAAACGTCTTACAATCCTTATGATTTTTGCTGTTCGGCAAAAGCCAGAGGTGGGGCGCAGCTTTTTTGGGGTAATATGCCAGTACAAAAAAATACCCGTTATTATATTAGCAAAGAAGGTGAATATCTTAGCAAACGTATGGCACCCGCTGGACCGGTAGGAGCTTATAAACGTCGAAATGGTGTTAGCGAAACGGAATATAATAGGATTATGGCAGAAACAGGGGGTGAATGGGATGAAAGAGTTTGTACAAAAAATAAATCAAAATACGAAGAACGTATTACAGGATTAGCAGCTGGATATAAAGTAGCAGTTGTTAACGATATTGAAACTTTTAAATGGGATAATATCAATTATGATTGGTATGTCCAAGAAGCTCAAAAACTTATTATATAGGAGGTAGTATGTATACTTTTTACATCGGTCAATATCTTGAAACTGGCTTACCGCCTTTAACAATGATTGAAAAATGTTCGAAGATAAAATTTGAAAAAATCTAAACGAACTATTGGAAATTTTACCTTATGGTATGGATGTTTACGTTAAAGACGTTGACGGTATTATTTATGGTTATCATCGTGAACTTAAAAATAACATGGGATTGTTAAAATGAAAATCGGGGATAAAGTTTTTTATATTCAAAAAGATTATGATTGGTGGATTGATAACGGCTGGGTAGTCAGCAAAGAAGATTGGCATATCGAAGGTGTTAATATAACCAATAATAAACTAGAAATTATTATCAAATCTGAAAATCATAAAATATATACTAACATAAATGATATTTTCTTTGATTTACATACTGCCGAAATTGTTTGTAAAGAAAGAAACGGTCTTTTATAAAAAACGCCCTCCGAGAAGCTGTATATCATTATTTCTAATGATGCCTGAAGCGGGAGGGCTTGTCAGTTACCATATGGAGTTAGTACTAACATTTTACTGTAATTCAATTTTTTTTGCAAGTTTATCTGTAAGGTTTTGATAAATTGAATATCTATCTTTCCTACCAGTGTGTGCTTTTTTATGATATATTTTCCATTTTTCACAATATAACATAGCTCGTATTCTTTCCGCTATCTCTCTATATTTAAGTTTTTTGTTTTCTGGATTATTTATACTATCAATAGCGATTTGACTATCTGTAATAATAAAAACAGGTTCTTTAGGTTTACATCCTTTAATATGTTGGAGGGCGTGATATATGGCGAGCAATTCTGCTTGATTATTATCTTCAGCTTTAGTTTTTATATGTAATCTGGTTTCTTTAGTGCCGTTTGGTATCATTTCCCGAATTAAAATTCCTAATCCGGCATCTTTCGTTTTACAATTAAAAGCCCCGTCTACCCAAATTTGCATTGACATCTGCCAAATTTTATCATATACTATGCGTGTTATTGGCGTTTGCGATAACATTTACTCATTTGCCCGGAAGGTGGGTGCCTACCGGGCTTTTTATTTACATAAATCTAATTCCTGTTTTAATTTATAAAGTCTTGCTTGATGTTCCCAAAAATTCTCATAACCATTATATGGGATATTGGTCAATTCTTTACCTACTTTTTCTCCCCCTATTGGATATACAGGACAAGGGTTAGAATTTATTTTCTGAGTACATCCGCAAAGCAGTATCACGGTCAATATTAGCAGAAGAATAAATTGCCGACTTCGCTTTTTCAACTTCCACATATTTAATAACCTCTTTTTCTATATATTCAATTTTTGTGTCAGAACTTCCCACCCGATAGCCAGTATAATAAGTTCCACTAATAACAAGGAGAAGAATACCAACAAAAATCGCATATTTCATTCAACCTCACAATAAAATAAATGACGACCGATTCGTAAATCAGGTTTTTTTCCTTTTGCCCACGCAGGGTTAACCCCAACAGCGCAATAATGGCAGGCTCCGCAAACCACGTCTTTATAAATTCCAGATATATATTTCTCTGCTATATCTATACATTCGCAAAAGACTTTATCACTTTCAGAAATACGATTAATTAAGGTAAAATTCGGGTCATCCTCATTCCAGCAAGTAAATTGATGGTATTTTGAGCCTTTGACGCAAAATTGGCATGTATCCGCGATAGTTTTACCCGAAAACCATTTATGTGCTTTATATCTGTTTAAAATAACCGATGCAACGGCACATTTACCAATTTTTGCTTCTCCCCTTGCCTCCCCGTATATAGTTCTGGCAAGAATATCTACATCTTTATTTCTGTACATATTAAATTATCCACGCCAGCCAACCGCCGAGATAAGCACCGAAGATGTATTCCCCCCAGTTCCATCCAGATTTTCCCAACGCTTTAAGTTTCTCAAGCAAACCGCCCAACCAGTAACACACACCCATTGCAAGGCCTGTCAACATCAGAGCAATACTGCCAAAATACAAGCCCCACAAAAACGTAATGATAAGGCCGGTCAGCGTCGTACCACAGAAACCGAATAATTTCGGGTGCTCATACAGCCAGATAGTTTTGTCTTTAAAAGTAATTCGGCATGAATAAAGCAAATCGTCAATCAATTCGCACTCCCGATATTGCACAAGGTTCGGATTAAGCTGGCCGCCCTCCAGCAGCCGACCGATATACAGTCCCCAGCCATAAAGCTTATAAGACGTGAAACAAGCAATGCAGCCGACAACGGCTTTCTCGAGGCTGTTTCCAAAATAAAAATACCCCAAAATGCCGAAAAACAACGCATACCAGATTTTATTTTCCGGGATATATTCTTTCCAAAGTCCGCCGCGAATGCGCCATAACAGCGCCGAAATAACGACAATTCCCAATGAAATCAGATAAATCATATTACCCCCTTTTCGTTATAACTATGTTTTATTTTCTAAAGCTGTTAATCTAGTTGTTAAATCGTTTATAAGATTAGTTAACAATTCAATATCACTTTTGTGTGCAATAATATTATCGTCTAAAATTCTATATCCGATATAATTAATACTTGTAATACCTGTATCCCCTGCTTTAATATTTGCTAACGGAGTAGCTACAGCAGTTCTCCAAACATTACCAGTATAAATAGATTTAAATCGCCATGTTTTTATTTAAAGTTACTTTTCCAACATTCATTATCAACCCTTTCTTTTTTATTTAAATAAAAACGTTCCTAAATCTGCAACTTGAACACCGCAGGCGGAGGCAGTGATAATTATCAATAGGTAAATAAAAATTTTATTACTTAAAATTTCTTTTATATTTTCTATAAAACTTGTTTTTTTGGCTATTAAATCTTTTATTTCATCAACTTTTTTATCGAGAGAATCAAATTTTTTATCAAGGGTGTCGACTTTTTTTTCAATTTCACACATTCTTTTATCCATTTTTTCGGCATCCTCAGCCTGTTTTTGATGAAGCAACAAAGCTGCCGATGACAGACCGCCGTGATTTTCTTCGGCTAATATCATGTCAAGAGCTACTCTTTGTTGAGGTTGTGTCATTGATTTACTTCTCATAAATTATACCCTTTGACAAAAAAGGGGCTGTTTTTAGCGTAGCCCCTATCAATGAAAATGTCAACATTAATAATTCATAGCACGATAATATCTTTCAGCTTTATCATGAGGAGCATCCTTATCATTTATAAATTTTACAGCATCTTTAACATACTCTGAATCGGACCGACCTGATTCATATAAATCACTGTAAATCATATTGAGTACATAATAGAACGCAGGTTTATCGTGTATTTCATATTTGTCAGCAAGTTTAGACGTTGTTTCAAAATCCCAATGTTCTCCAACGGAACCGTCTTCATTTTTAAGTTTTGAAACTGCATATTCAGCCGTCTCCCTGTCACGCAAAGGATGCTGATACATTTGCAAATTTCTTAAAAAATGATTAACTATTTCAGGATGAAGAGTTTTAACTTCACAAATAAAATCATCAATCATTTCAGTTAAAATATACATATCTTTTTCAGAATCGGAGCATGTATATTCTTTAATTATTTCCTGAAATTTCATCTTTACTCTCCTTATTTACGAGTTTTGCGATAGGTGTCTTTTTTAATTCTTTTTCAATAATACAAGAGGCTTGGCATATTTTTTCAATACACCAATTTCTAGCTTTTTCATTACCTAAAATATAGCCTATGATAAATTTACCAAGCCCTTGCATTTCTTACACCTTTTGAGTTACATTTGTTTTTGCAGCAGCCGTTGCTGTAGACGTTGCCGCCCCAGTTGGAAATGCTACGTCGTAACAACTTTTTTTCAACAAACAAAGCATTGAAGCATGAACAGGGTTATTGCCGTAGACCATATCATAGCATCTGCGACATTTAATTTGGTCTGCTCTTACATAGTTACCCGTGCGTAAACGCATTTCAATAGTTTGTGTAGGGGTCTGCAAAAGAACCTGACTAACACCAGCTGCTGTTGGAATCGGCTGACATAAAATAAGTCTAAATTCTTGATGATTTGCCAATGTTACAGCAGGAATATTGATTAACAATTGACTTCCAGCCATAGCAATAGAAGTTGATTTGATAGTTAAAATATCACAATTACAAGTCATTTTATTTCTCCAATAAAAGAAAAATCAGGGGGCGTATTTCAGCCCCCGAACGGGAGTTAACTAAACTAGAACACTGTTACTGTTGCAACCACAGCCGCAACCAGTGAAACGGTCAATTCCTAAACCGTTCAAAACACCAGCATTCGGGCAAACCGCACCAACCCCGGTAATATTCGGACGGGTAAGCATGTTGCAACGAATATCAGCAATTGAAGCCGTCAACGCTGCAAGCTGGTCTTTCATAAACAGCTGATTTTCCAAAGACATAATTCTACGGTCACGGTCAGCAACTTTGTCACGTTCTGCCTGATAAGCATAAAAATCAATTTTGGTCTGAGTTGCATTAGCCGTTGCATTAACCAGCTCACGAGTGCCAGCAGCCTGCTGTTCTACCAGATACTGAGTACGGGCGGTATTGATGATTTCAGATTTTTCAGCATCACAGGTTGCACGATAATTCTGGAAACCATAACTAGAAGCACCGAAACCAATACCATCACCAAAAGGGGCAAAACCGTTACCGCAGTTATTACCCCAACCAAAACCGTTACCACCACGGCCCCAAAAAGCAATGATAATCAGGAAGAACAAGGCAAGAAAACCAATCCCTCCCCAACTATAAGATTCTTTATCCATTATATATTCTCCGTTAAGCCCGACATTACTTAAGCCTTGCAAGATTAGCTTGCAATTGCTCTAACTCATTAACCGGGGCTTGTTCAGATAATGAGTTAACTTGTTTATCGAATAACGATTCGGCTCTATTTAATCCGTCAATAACTGATTGTTTTTTATCACCGAGAAAAAAACCAGCCATAGGATTGTTTATAAGTTTTTTCGCTTTTTCCAAATCTTCTCGAGTAACACCGGCTTTTTCTAAAGCTTCTTTCGGGTTTTGCGTAATGTCAGTTATTTTATTAGCAAAATCATACGCCTGACTTAGGAGTTGAATCTTTTCTTGTGGTAAGAATCGTCCTGCCATTGACAGGATTGACTGCTTGTTGAACATCTTTCTTCTCCTCTAATTTATTGACTTTTTCATTTAAGGAAATGATAGTATTGGACATTTCTGTCATCATTGTTTGAGTTTGTTTTAACGTTTCTTGTAATTCCTGATTTATTTCTTCAGGTGTTTTAGGTTTTACAAGTATTCCGGCTTCTATCAATTTCTGTTGAAAACCTTTAGCTGTTTCAATAGCTTTATTGTATTCATCTGTGATATAACCAAGCTGCTGCCCATAAGAATTAAATATTTTTCCATTTTGTACAAAGCCGATAAAACTTTGATTGTTTGAGCTGTACTGATTTAATGTATTATTTTCAAACATGGTTTAACTCCCTTTAAAATACAGAGAGAGGATAATTTTGAAAGAATTGATAAAGTACAAAATAACCTTGCTCTCCATTTGTAAAGTAGCAAGGTTGTATAAAATTTAAAATGTTGAAAATATGTAAAGATAAAGTATTGATTTTAAAGATTTATAAGTTTGTCTATGACTTCTTTATGCAAATTCATGACATGTCTTAATTCACAATTAACACCTTTAACATCAGGTATTTGCTTAAATTTAAGCTTGTCGATATATCTGGATTTAATGATAATTTTATGACGTTCTGAAATATTCAAATCATTGAGTAAATCAGAAAGAAATTCAGGATGTTTAGAACCAATGCGATTTAAAAAGAAATGTAACCAAAGAGCAATTATTTTACGTTTAACCGCGTCCACTTTTACCGCCCTTTCCGGTTGCACGTCCCCCTCCACGAGGAAGAACTAATTTAACTATTTGAATTTGTTTACTCATTTATCATTTCCTATTTGTTATTCTCACCATCTTGCATTTGAGTAATAGTAGCATAGTTTGGCTGATAACTTTGATAAATATAAAACGCAAATAAACTTGCAACCACGCATAAAGCACCAAACAATATTAACGCTGTCTGCATACCAGCTTTACGAGCTTCTTTTATAATTTCAACCATATTATCCATATTAAATACCTCCATGACTAATATTCTAACAAACTTTTATTTATTAATCAAGTTTTATATCGCGTAATAAATCTTATGAATAGTTTATATCCGATTGGCAGTATATATTTTGGTACGCAAGACACTTGCCCGTTGGAAATTATATTAAGCAATTCAACTTGGACTAAGGTTGCCTCAAATATTGTTATTGATGTTAATACATCCGCAAGTGTTGCAGGTAATGGTTTAGCTCTTGGCTTACAAGGTCCTGTAAATGTTTCTGCAAATCCCAATGGCAAATATGGCATTATTCAAGGTACAAACGATGTTTTATATGCTGAAAAAACCGCTTATGGTAGAAACGCTAGTGAAGTTCTTTCTTCATCTGCTGGTACTGGTGTCAGTCGAGGAATCTACGGCGTAACTACCGATTCTACCAAATCAGGTCTTAAAGCGACAATAACCAGAACAAATTTGGCCGTTAATATCTGGGAGAGAACTGCCTAATTATTCTGTAAAATCATAATCAGGGGTTCGTTTGAATTCATAAGTTAAGTAATATCCAGACATTAATAATTCATATTTAAAACTATTTGTTCCCAAGTTCGTCGGGGTTACTGAAACAGTATCGTTAAAATCGGCGGAAGAAGTCGCCAACTCTGTATACGCAACATTATCTTTTATTTGCTTATTGATATGAAAAGTAACAGGTTTGCCAACTACAAAATTGGTTGTCGTTGTATACAAATAAGTGTAATTACTTCCCGTATCATCATAGCAATAATAAGTCACTTCACTTGGCTCTGGGTCTGGCTCAGAGAAAGAGAGAGAGAGAGATTTGTCTAAAACCTTATATCCTCTTATCTGCAAATTCTGCAAACCGTACCATTCATTCATATCCGTAATATAAAGATAAATTGTATCTGTTACAAAAGCTCCAATTCCTATGTTAGTTAATGTAAAGTTGGTTGCTTTAGCGTTGGTCGTAACCGAACCCATATTAACGATTTTATCGGCGTTCGTATAGGCCGTTACCGTTCCGGTATAATTATCATTCGGTCGGCTTGCGATTGTCATTCCCTTTATTATCAATGTATAGGGAAATTTAATTTGCAGCCATTGAGTATTAGAACCATTCATCTGCC